CGGTGTCGATGGGTGCTGAAGCCCGCCTGTGGCGTCTGCCAATGGTTGCCACTCCGGCCATCACCGAGGGCTACGCTCTCGTCGGTGCGTTCGGTATCGGCGCCACGCTGTACGACCGCATGGAAGGCAACATCCGCGTTGCTGAGCAGCACAGCGACTTCTTCATCCGGAACGCCGTGGCGATTCTGGCCGAAGAGCGCCTTGCCCTCGCGGTGAAGCGCCCAGAGTCGTTTGTCGAAGTTGAATTCGACGGCGCACCTGAGTGATTAGCCTAACGGCTTAGTCGTTGCCCCCGCCCGAGTCCAGCAATGGACAAAGGCGGGGGCTTCGGCTTTTATGGACATATGGCATTAGATAAAGATTTCAATTTTAGATTTGTTGGATATCACGACACGTCTTCAATAGCAAACACAGTCAATTCACTCTCTCCATCATCGTGGGAAGCATTTACCTATAGGCAGGACAACATCATTGGCCATCGTGACACATTGACGATTCCAATCTTGTTCAATGAACTTCCACAAGCAAGAAAAATAGCCCCGCGGTTCTATGACTCATTTGCAAATCATCTAAAAGAAATAGAAAATTATTTATCTAGCATTGGACAGCACAGCAATATTCGCAGAGCAAATCTTGTGCTTCTAAAAGCGGGCAAATCAATCGGCAGACATAAGGATGCAACAGAATTATTGCAAGTAACAAGACGATTTCACCTCCCGGTAACGACAGACCAAAAGTGCACGTTCGAAGTAGATGGCGAAGAGATGCATATCCCCATGGGCGAGATTTGGGAAATAAACAACACTGGGAAACTTCACAGCGTGCAAAATGGCTCAAAAATAGACCGTGTGCATTTGATTATTGATGCCTGCTAGAGTGTTGGCATGACACACGTAATTTCCCCACGCGATATCTTCGAGACACGCAACGGCGTTGCCGTCCGAGTCCACAGTAAAGGCGACAGGCTTACGATTGATGAGGCCAAGAAGTACAAAGTGCTTCCAATCGCTGTTTCTTCTTTCGCAAATATCGAAACAAAGTAACGCCGTGCAAGAGCCGGACGACGAAGAGTCGCTGGACCTGGACTTCTCTGGGGCGTGGTCGCACCCACACGCCTATGCCCTCATCAAGGCGGCAATCTTCAAGATTTTCATGGAGAGGGATGACTTCAACCCGGAGAACCCTTACGAAAGCCTGATTGGTCGCGTTGCCACTACTGGGATGATTCGTAGCGCCTACGACCTAGATAAGCGCATTGAAGTTCGGTACGGCTGGGAACTGCTTGACGATAACAACATCATCATGCACTCATGTTTTGGGTATGTCGACAAGGTGGATGTGCGCATTAACGCAGAGGATATGGGCTTCATGCTGGACCTCGGAGATGGCGATTACGGGGTATTCGCATACAAGAACATATTCTGGGTATGCGAAGCAGAAGAGTAGCCAAATAAAATAATTTTGACGTCTGGTGTATTATCGGCTTTATGGCCATTCTCACCTATGACGACCTCGAAATATTCATGGGGAAGACATTCACGGCAGCCCAACAAGACGCCGCCATGTCGATTCTTGCATCTCTTGAGGCTGAACTTGAATACTTTTTGAACCGCCCTCTCGGCGCCAGGCTCTATTCAGAAGAAGAGCACAAGTTGGTCCCCGGACAGCGCCAGATATTCCTGCGCCATGCTCCAGTCCAGAGTGTCACATCTTTTTATGTTGGAATGCCAGGAGAAGAAGAAGAGCAAAATATTGCCGACTTTGACATTTTCCCTTGGGGTATTGACAACATCCGAATTGCTGGAACAGGCAATCAAGCACTTGTCACCTACACCGCAGGAATGACCTCTAGCGACACTGTCGCACTTGAGCGCGTGCTCTACACAGCAGCAACACGCGAAATGAGTAAGTTCCTCATCGACGCTCAGGGTCTTGCAAGGCTCAATGTTGAGGGAACTGATTACATTTTTCCCGACGGTGGGGAAGGCGGATTTACCGAGCGTGAACTTAACTCCGTAAAGAGATTTAAGCGAAGGGTGATTGTGTGATATGCGAGGTGCCTACACGCCGATAGTAATCCGAAACATGATTGCTGGTTATGCAAATGAATCAGAAGGAATCTGGAGCAATACAGGTTCCGATACAACAGTTTACGGTTCAATCCATCAAAAAGCATCCGAGGAAGTGATGGAGAACACTGTTGGTCAAATAAGTGAAGAGCGCAACATTGTTTGCCGACTTCCACTTAGCGCAAGCGTGACCTATGGTGACCAAGTTGTTATTAATAATTTTCATCAAGTTGTGAATGGCGTTTACGAAATAGATTCTTTGCTGTTTACGAAAACACACATTCGCGCAGAATGCAGAAGGACAATGCGATAATGGCTTCCAAATTGACACCAACGCAAAAACTTTACAAAATCCTGGATTCATTAGAGCCACAAGTCAAGAGCATTATTTTGGCCGGCGTATATCAGATGCGTAAAGCAGCAGAAGATTTGTCTGTAATTGGCTTTAACGAGACAACCCGCTTTATTCTCCAAAAAGGTAGTTACAGACCGTATTTTAAGAACGGAAAGAAAAGAATGTCTTCTGCTCCAGGTGAACCACCGGCAGCAATGCGCGGTGAAACGCTTGAGCCAAGTATCTACAACAAGGTGGTTAGTGGGCCAAATCAAAATCCGGCAATTGCAGAGTTTGGCAGCAATGCATCATTTGCAAAAGATTTGGAATTCGGCACAACAACGACACAGCCACGACCATTCATTAGGCCAGCAAAAGATAAAGTAGCGGCTGTTGCCGCGTCAAATGTTGCCCGCCACCTAAAGATTGCTTATTCCCGCAAGACCCGCTCCCTTAAGGGTTCGGTGTTCACCCTTGATTTGGAGATGTGATGGCTTCCATCGGCGGCGCTATCCGGACCGTGCTGGTCAATGATTCGATAACAAGCGTTGGTTCGCGTATTTATAGAGATATCGCTCCACCGGAAACTGCATATCCATATATCACAATCTTTGACGAACTTGGGAATACCCCGGCACTGATTGGAGACCAGGTTGTACTGGCAAGGACACGGCTCGTTCAGGTCAGCCTGTGGCAGTTGCGCCAATCAGAAAACACAGCAATTATTGACGAGGTTGTTGCTGCGCTAGACAATGCAAATTTGAGCGCAAACAAGTTTGTTTACAGGGTTCGTGTCGCAGACATACAAAGAGCCTTCGACTCCGAGGATGATACTATTTTACACGCAGTAACCCTCAACGTCATACAAAAGGCGCAGTAATGGCATTTACACCAATCACCGTTACGGGAACGTATGTTGAGACAGGAACTGGCAACCCGCAGTCCGGTCGCGTCACGTTCCTCCTTACTGCACCAATGCGTCAACCTCAATTCAATCTCACAGTTGCTCCATCTTTGGTTACCGCGACACTCAGTGCATCTGGCTCTTTTTCGGTTGTCTTGTACGCGACCAACGACACCGCAACAGAACCCCTTGGCGTTACCTATGAAGTGACAGAGCGAATTTCTGGATGCGCACTAAATAAATACTTTATCGAGATTGACAAGGACGCGATTCTTGGTGCTGTTGACTTGGCGGACCTTGCCCCAAATATTGCTCCAGTCGTGCAGGAGAACTATGCGACTGTTGAGTATGTCAATGACGCTTTTTCGGATGCTGGTTCAGCAGAGAACATCATTTTTGTTCCGACATCAGAAATCACCTCTGTCAATGTTCAGGACGCAATAGAGGAATTAAGAACCCGTTCTAGGTATGTACACGACCAACCAACTGCATCGAATACATGGAATATCACGCACAATATGAAGTTTTACCCAAATGTCAGCATTGTTGATAGCGCCCTCAGCAAAGTTGTGGGGGAGGTCACGTATGTGTCGGAAAATGCCCTAACGGTGACCTTCTCACACTCTTTCGCTGGAAAGGCGTATCTTTCATAGGAGAACTCTGGAGGTAGACCCACATGAAATTCGTAACAAACTTAAATCTTAATCAGAACGAACTCCAGAACGGAAAGTTCCAGGTCGTTGCTTCTGACCCGAGCACTGGGAACTTTGAGGGTCGCCTCATTTACAACTCGACCGAGAAGACGGTCAAATATTTTGATGGTACAAGTTGGAAGAAAGCGATTATCGCTGTTCAAACAGCCGGCAGCGCTTCTGCAGCACTCACAATCAACGAGTCCAATGGAACAATTTCTATTGAGCCGAATCTTGCCACAACATCTAACCCTGGCGTCATGTCCACATCGGACAAGTCATTGCTTGATAATGCAAGTTCATCTGATGGCGTAAATACTCTTGTCAAGCGCAATGGTGATGGTAGGTTCCAAGTTGCCGAACCAGTCAACGCACTGGATGCTGCCAACAAGGCGTATGTTGATGCAGCACGCAGTGGTCTTGACGTTAAGGAATCAGTACATGTTGCAACGACTGGCCCGGTCAATCTTGCGAGCGACCTCAATACCGGCGACACAATTGATAGCCACGTACTTGAAACTGGCGACCGAGTTCTCGTCAAGGACCAGGTAACTGCTTCTGAAAACGGCATTTATGTTGTGTCCGCATCTGGAACCGCTCAGCGCGCAACCGATGCTGATACAAGTGCTGAAGTTACCTCTGGCATGTTCACGTTCGTCACGAACGGAACTACATACGGTGACACTGGTTGGGTTCTTACTACAAACAACCCGATTACTCTTGGCACAACCCCGCTCACATTTGCTCAGTTCTCGGGAACTGGTCAGATTACCGCTGGTGAAGCCCTTGAGAAAGTCGGCTCAACACTCAACGTTCTTGTCGACGGTGTTGGCATCCATATCGTCAACGATGAACTCAGCATTGCTGATGGCGCTGCTGGCGCAGGTCTTTCCGCTTCCGCTGGTGTTCTCAGCGTAGCCCTGCATGGCACTGGCGGCCTTGAGATTGATGGGGATGAAGTCCAAATCAAACTTGATGGTGCGGTAAATGGTCTTACTACAACAGGTGATGGACTTGCCCTTAACTCGAACATCGCAGGAACTGGCATTACATTCACGGCCGGAACACTGTCTGTCGATGCAGTTAGCCTTTCTTCCGCATCTGGTGGTGGCGTAACTGGTGTCCTACCGATTGCAAATGGCGGTACTAACGCCAGCGACGAGGCAACAGCCCGCCAGAACCTTGCTTACACAAGCCCGACTGGCGCAAATACCAGCACGCCGGTCTTGGCCCGAGTTGCTAACAAGGTTGTCGGCGACGGTGCAAATACATCGTTTGCCGTAACTCACAACTTCGGCACACGTGCAGTTGTTGTGCAGGTTTATGATTCCTCCAGTTATGACACCGTCATTGCAGACGTAGTGCGGACGACCACGGACACCGTTACGGTTTCCTTCTCGGTCGCCCCTTCTTCGAACGCATATACAGTCGTCGTCACTGGTTAGTAATACCCATAGTGCCTTGCGGGGCACACACAACCAGAAGGCAGTCGAGGCTGTATTCATATGACACGATTTGTTGGAACGCCCCTACGCGGCATTGAGTTTTCTAGTCCAAGCGACGAATCATTCTCTACGCGCGTAAATCTTGATGCACATGCAAGAATTCGCATTGATGCTGGCGGTCGCCTTACGTGGTCTTCTGGTTCAGCGGCTGGAGATACCAACCTCTACCGCACAAGTGCAAACACCCTCTATACGGATGACGTATTTCAGGCCGCCCTTGGGCTCGTGACACTGACGACAAATGGGACGCCTACTTCGGAACTTCCTAACGGAGCCATCGCAGTAGATACAACAAATAACAAGTTCTTTTTCCGCTCTAACTCAACATGGACTGAAGTAAGCGGCGGAGCAGGTTTGTTATCTGGAGACGTAGATGGTGGTATTATTTCTCCAGAAATATATGAAGCGGAAGTTACAAATTATGTAATCGTTGGCTTTGACGGAGGTGCGGTGTAATGGCTGGAGCAAGGATTCAGGTCAAGCGCGGTACAGCCTCATCTTGGACAAGCAATAACCCTGTTCTTTACGCGGGTGAAATCGGTTTTGAAACCGACACGAAAAAAGTCAAAATTGGCGACGGCACTACAGCATGGAATTCGCTTTCGTATACGGTTATCCCGATTTCCCTTAGTTCACTGAATGACCTTAGTGATGTAACCATCACCAGCGTCAGCGGTGGGGATTTTTTGCGTTACGACAGTTCCGCTTCCGTCTGGATTAACGACGCCGTAAACCTTTCAACCGACACCGTCGGCAACTACATGGTCGATGTGGCTGGCGGCACTGGTGTCACCGTCACTCACACCCCAGGCGAAGGTTCAACTGCCTCTATTGCAATCGGGCAAGATGTGGGCACTTCCGCATCAGTTTCGTTTGGTCAACTTACGGTAAATGGTCAAACAAATATTGCCGGTCATGTAATTCCAAGCACAACAGAAGCATACGACCTTGGCTCTGCTTCGGCGCGATTCAGGGATATCTATTTGTCTGGCACAAGCATCAATCTTGGTGGGGCAGAAATCACGAGTGATGGAACATCAATCACTTTCTCTGGTGGCTTGACGGTTGACTCGCTATCAGATATCGATTCCGTTCAGTTTGATACAACAGCGAGTGTGGCACCTGCTGCTGGAATGCTTACATGGGATTCTGTTGAGGGAACACTCAATCTTGGCTTGACAGCAGATAAACACATACATCTTGGAGAGGAATCGGTATTCCGTGTTCGCAACACAACTGGTTCGCAAATTCAAAAAGGCACTGCGCTTTACGCTTCCGGGGTAGAGGAAGACGGAAAAGTTGAAGTATTTCCATATACTGCAGATGGAACTATCCGTGAAGAAAGTTTTATTGGACTTGCAACTGAATCAATAACCAATGGCGGCAGTGGATTTGTTCAAACTTTTGGTTTTGTAAGAGGACTTGACACAAGAGGAAATTCTTCAACAGCAATCAGCGTTGGCGATGAAACATGGGCTGTTGGAGACCTTCTCTATGTTCACCCAACAGTCGCTGGCAAACTGACAAACGTTGCTCCGCGTCATTCGGTTCTTGTTGCAACTCTAGTTGTCAGGAATGCATCAACTGGCGTTTTGCTTGTAAGGCCATCTGTAGGTGAGCACATTCAAGATTTGCATGATGTTCTTTTGACATCTCCAACAGACGGTCAATTCCTGCGCTATAACAGCGCCTCAACCGTATGGGTAAACGACACAATCAACCTCGGGACTGACACCGTAGGAAACTATGTTTCAGATGTTGTCGCTGGCACTGGTGTAACCGTTACACACACGCCGGCAGAGGGCTCAAGCCCAACAATCGCAATCGGTCAGTCTGTAGCAACTAGCGCATCGGTTACTTTCGCAAAACTTGACACAACTGGCGACATCACTGTTGGCGGAAACCTGACAGTAAACGGAACCACAACCACCCTAAACACAGAGACACTGGCGATTGAGGACAACATTGTTGTTCTGAATAGCAATGTCACTGGCTCACCAACAGAAAATGCTGGAATTGAAGTTGAGCGCGGAACTTCAGCAAATGTTCTAATTCGCTGGAACGAAACAAACGACCAATGGGAGTTCACGAACGACGGCACCACATACGGTGACATCGCTGCACTTGGGGCTATTGAACTCGGAACAGACACGACTGGCAACTATGTCAATGATTTGACCGCTGGAACGGGCGTTACTGTAACGCACACTCCTGGCGAAGGTTCTTCTCCAACGGTAGCAATCGGACAGGATGTCGGAACATCGTCATCTGTGACATTCGCGCACGTCTCTGCGCCAGTAACGGGGAACGTAACGGGTAATGTCACCGGAAATCTGACTGGAAATGCTGACACAGCAACCTCGCTGCAGACTTCGCGCGCAATTTCTCTCTCGGGCGATTTGTCTGGCTCTGCATCCTTCAACGGAACTGCTGATGTCACGATTACCGCAACGGTTCAGCCAAACTCTGTAGCCCTCGGTACCGATACAACCGGCAATTACGTCAACGACATTGTTGCTGGCTCTGCTATCACGGTTACCCATACACCCGGTGAGGGCTCTAGCGCATCGGTTGCCCTGAATGCATCATTGAACGACCTCAACGATGTGGTTGTTGGGACACCAGAAGAATTCCAGGCCCTTGCCTACGACGGTTCTGGCTGGGTTCCGACATACACACCGGTTGTCTCGTATGTCCGCAATGCGGAAGCAACGACACTTGCATCAGGCACAGTTGTATACCTCTTTGGTGGAAACGGCGACCATGCTTCGGTCAAGCGCGCCGATAATGCGCTGGAGACAACGTCTTCCAAGACTGTCGGCGTTATGGGTACGGCAGTTGCGTCGAACCAAAACGGTCCAGTCATCACACGCGGATATGTCGATGGAATTAACCTTTCTGCCTACAGCGTCGGCGACATCCTGTGGCTTGGAACAAATGGTGGTGTCACCACCACTAAGCCTTCTGCTCCGCTGAACACAGTGTTCATCGGCGTTGTCGTTCGTGCAACAAACAACGGAATCATCTATGTTGCAGTTCAGAACGGATATGAACTGAATGAACTGCATGATGTCAAGACCAACGGCAAGGTTGACAAAGATGTCTTGATGTGGAACAGCGCATCATCTGTCTGGATTAACGACCAAATTAACCTCGGCACCGACACCGTCGGCAACTACATGGTTGATGTGACCGCTGGAACAGGAATCACAATCAGCCACACTCCAAGCGAAGGCTCAACGGCGACAATATCCATTCCTCAAAGTGTTGCAACATCAGCATCGCCAACATTCGCTGTCCTTACACTCACTGGTCAGCCGACTGAAACAACCCACGCAGTTACAAAGTCGTACGCCGACTCAATAGCAGCGGGAATCAACTGGCACGATTCCGTGGAACTCGCGACAGCGGCGGTTCTGCCGAACTCACCAACTTACGACAATGGAACAAGTGGTGTTGGTGCGACCCTTACCGCTAGCGCAAGTGCGCGACTCATTATTGACGGAGTAAATGCGACAACCGGCGACAGAGTCTTGGTGCAGAATCAGGCAAATAGTGTTCATAACGGAATTTATGATGTAACAAATCAGGGCTCGGTTTCTGCAGCATGGATTCTTACTCGCTCATCTGACCATGATGGAAACCTTGATGAAGTTGTACGCGGAGATGCTGTTTATGTTGCAAACGGCGCAACGCATATCAACCAAGGTTTTATTATCAATTCAGAGGGAACAGGAACAGGTGGTGCTCACATCATCGGTACTGACGCAATAACCTTTACGCAGTTTACTGGTGCTGCAAACATTGTTGCCGGTACAGGAATTACGAAGACGGGAAACACACTGTCTATCGGTCAAGATGTGGCGACAAGCGCATCGGTTACATTCAATACTGTAAGCGCAAATCTTGTTGGTAATGCATCAACAGCCACAACGTTGCAAAACGCAAGGACGATAAGCCTTTCTGGCGATGTAACTGGTTCGGTTTCTTTTGATGGCTCTACAAATGCTTCAATCACTGCGACTATTGCAGCGAACTCAGTTGCGCTCGGAACAGATACGACCGGAAACTACATGTCTGACCTCACTGCTGGTACGGGTGTTGCAATTACACATACTCCGGCAGAAGGCTCAAACGCAACAATTGCAATTGGCCAAGATGTTGGGACTTCATCGTCTGTCACATTTGCACATGTTTCTGCGCCGGTAACAGGCAACATAACAGGCGATGTGACAGGAAATTCTGGAACGGCGACCGCTCTTCAGAATGCTCGAACAATCTCTCTTGGTGGAGACCTCAGCGGTTCGGTGTCGTTTAACGGAACATCGGATGTAACAATCACTGCGGCAGTTGAGCCGAACAGCGTTGCTCTTGGCACCGACACAACAGGAAACTATGTTTCTGATGTAACCGCAGGCACTGGTGTCACCGTCACACATACTCCTGGCGAAGGCTCAAGCCCGACGATTGCCATTGGTCAGGCTGTTGGCACTTCATCATCGGTGACATTTGCGGCAGTCACGGCTCCACTTATCGGCAATGCGTCTACCGCAACGGCCCTTGCCACATCTCGCACAATCTCTCTGGGCGGTGACCTGAGTGGTTCTGCTTCATTTAATGGTTCCTCTAATGTAACCATAAACGCAACAATCGCGGCTAACTCAGTTGCCCTAGGGACAGACACAACAGGAAATTATGTTTCTGATGTAACCGCAGGAACTGGTGTAACCGTTAGCCACACCCCAGGAGAGGGTTCAAGCCCCACAGTTGCAATCGGTCAGGCTGTTGGCACTTCCGCTTCGGTTCAATTTGCTCAAATCACCACAACTGGAAACGTCACTGTTGGCGGAGATTTAACAATCAATGGAACGACAACGACTGTCAATACGGAGACAATCAATCTCGCTGACAACATCATTGTTCTCAATAGCAATGAGACAAGCGCGCCATCACAGAATGCTGGTATTGAAGTTGAACGTGGAACGTCGGCAAACGTTGCCGTCCGCTGGAATGAAACAAGCGATAAGTGGGAAATCACTGAAGATGGCTCTACGTATTACGACATTGCTACAACATTTTATGTTGATGGGCAAACGGTTGCTTCACTCGATGACATCGGTGACGTATCAATTACATCTGCATCTGCCGGTCAAGTTCTAAAATGGAATGGAACTGCATGGGTAAATGACGCAGCAGGCGGCACAACCATCAATTCCCTCGATGACATCGCTGACGTAACAATTACGAGCGCTACATCTGGCCAATTCCTGAAATGGAATGGAACTGCATGGGTCAATGACGCAATTGACCTAGGGACAGATACAACTGGTAACTATATGTCGAACGTTGCTGCTGGCAACCTAATTACGGTTACGCACACGCCAGGAGAGGGTTCTAGTGCCTCAATTGCAGTATCTAGCGGAACTGCTGGACAAATCATTGTTGCCAACGCATCTGGTGTACCGACATGGGTAACGGAAACCGGCGATATAACAATTGACTCATCTGGCGTTACGGCGATTTCTTCCGGCGTGATTGTTAATGCTGATGTAAGCGCGACTGCGGCAATTGAACTTGGCAAATTGGCAGACATCTCAACAAACGCTCAAACAGCCAGTTATACACTTGTCCTTGCGGATAAGAACAAGATTGTAGAAATGAACGTTGCCTCTGCAAACAACTTGACCGTTCCACTGAACTCATCCGTTGCCTTCCCTGTGGGCTCACAAATCAACATTTTGCAGACAGGTGCTGGCCAGACAACAATTGTTGCAACTGGTGGGGTAACAATTAACGCAGCACCAGGCTTGAAGATGCGAGCACAGTGGTCCTATGCTACGCTTATCAAGCGAGCAGAAAATACGTGGGTTCTCGTAGGAGATATTTCGGCATAATTTATGGCAAGGGCACCAAAGGACAGTGGCGGCAAAAAGCCAACGACACCGTCGTCCCCAACAGGGACGGTCGTTCCCGTTGTCAATAACACAAACCCGAACAACGCACAGCAGGTAAGCGTTGCTTTCACACCGTCTTCTTACATTGGCAAGGGAACAGTTACATATACGGCGACCTCAAGCCCTGGCGGTTTGACTGCGACTGGCTCATCTTCACCGATAACCGTATCTGGCTTAACTTCTGGAACTTCTTACACATTTACGGTTGTCGCAAATACAAATTATGGCGTTCCATCAGATGTTTCAGCGGCATCACCATCGGTAACTCCTCCGTATTTTCCGCCTTTTTTCCCTCCGTTTTTCCCACCGTTCTTCCCGCCCTTTTTCCCCCCATACTTCCCGCCGTTCTTCCCACCTTTCTTCCCGCCATTCTTCCCACCTTTCTTCCCGCCATATTTCCCACCCTGCTTTAATCCAAAATTGGGCCCGTGCTGATTAGTTAAATCCAGAACTCCAATGCAGTGGCTGTTAGGGTTATGACATGAGCACGGACGTTACAGCAGAAAGCCCATGGAAAATCAAGCCGGGACATTTCGGAAACAGTTCATCAAATATTGTTGTCATTGACAATTTTATTGAATTGGAAGATTTGAAACTTATTCAGGAGTTTTGCCCAACCATTAATCAGTGGAACAATTCTGCTGAAAGCGTGTACGCCGAAGATGGAACTTGTTTATATAACGCAGATTATTGGAACGACAGACAGTGCAGTAGCGAGATATTAGAACGGCTCAACAAACAGGTATGGATACTTGTTGACAAATATATTGACAAAATGCAGAAAACGATTGAAGACTTTTACAAAGTGAAAGTCAGCAAACGCCCTCCCGTAATAATGAAATGGCGTCCTGGAATTGAGCAAAAACCTCACGCGGACAAACAATTGAATGACGGAAGACCAAATGCATTTGTTGACTATGACCTCAACTCTCTGTTTTATTACAACGACGATTTTGAAGGCGGAGATTTGTTTTATCCACAACACGACCTCACGGTAAGGCCAAAGCCAGGCTTGGCCGTCATGCACCCCGGTGATGTCAATTATCTGCATGGGGTAACAATGATTACAAAAGGATTTAGGTATACGACTCCATCGTTCTATACGGTCGTTGGCTCATAATCCTATTTTCCTTTTTTGCCTTTTCTTTACAGTAGATGATTGTCCAAATATCATCAGTAAACAGAGACCCAATAAATTGAGCATGCTCGCCATGCAGGAGCATCAAGCGAGTCAACCCATCTTTATCAAAAGAACTGTTGAGCGGGTATCCATGGATTGCTCCGTCAACGTAATCATACTTACCTTGCGCCACAGTCTCATAAAAAGAATGCTCTGATGACTCTCCCCACAATGAATTGAAGTCAACAAGAATTTTGTCAAAGCCCACATGTATCAAACGTTCTGCGGTTTCTGGCCCGCTATTGCCAAACCCAACAGACATAATTACATCAGAACGGTCTGAAAGTTCTTTGATTGTCCCAACATCAATGGCGCCCACAGAGCGAGCCCTGTCAATTGTTTTTTGTGAACGACCATGGGAGGCCCATATAACCGAATGCCCAGACGAAAGCAATGATGACGCAAGCGATGACCCCATTACTCCAAGAGAAACAAGGCCGACGACACGGTTTATTCCCATATAGTTATGATAGTCTGAATTTGTGAGTGTAAATAAACCAAAAGATTTTGATACATCAACTGCGTGGCACGACTACACAGTTACCGAAATTATTGCTAGACACTTCTGGGTTGGGGAAACAACTGGATATCAAGCCGTAGCCAATGCATGGGCACAAATAGCAGAAGGAAAAATAGACGAACTTGGTTTGGATGTGGGTTTTGTTGAGTCCGTTGGCTTCCTTCATGCTTTAAATACTTTTGGGAAAAACATTCATATCAACGGATATGGGCATAAAACAAATGGCGGACGTAAATCATATATTGACTATCGATTACTTGAGCAGTACACCTCTAGCGAAAATCATGGTGATTTTGTAGATAAGGGTTATTCCGTTTGTTTAGGCGGAGCACCAAAAGATGCGATTAGCGACTACAAATCAAAATATGCAAAAGAAATGCTTTTAAAGACGGGCACCAAAAAAAAGTCTTATTTGTTTTCAACAAAAGAATATCTTGTATCGGAGTCAATTGTCTCTATTCTGTGCAACGACTTCATGGAGTCATTGGCAGATTCAATGAACACGGCATATGGACTTAGATTTGTTCATGCTTTTACATGGTCGTCGCAGCACCATTGGAAGATGGAGGCGCCATGGTGCAATGAGCCAATCACTTCGCCGGGCACAGTTATAGAAATGGTTGCCATAGAAGACCATCATCCAATTTCTGGAGTATTACAAATAGCGGCAGGTTCGCATGCGCTGGACCTTGACCAAAACATCATTGGGGACCTAACCTCCAATGAAAAATACAACGAATATATTCACTACTGTCACAGGTTGGCAAATGCAGATGTTGGGAAAATATATCAACACATGCCCATGGAAGGCGACGCAATCGCATGGCAAGGGAAGTCATTGTATTGCGATGCGATACCAAACAACGAAAAATCACTAACGAGAAACGCGCTGTTTGGCATATTTGAAAAAGTCAATATTGAGGACAATAAAGACTCTTTGCTACCCATCCCAAATAGGAATAAGTTGTTTCTGATTAAGTGATTACATCCCGAGCATGTAATCGATATCGTTTTTGATTATTCTCAGGGATTCGTTAATTCCCTTTTGTTGCAACTTTGTTGGATACGGGGCGTTTGTCCACTCAAAAAATTCTTTTTCTCCCAATTCTTGTTTGAGTTTTTCCAAACCCTCACCCTGCCACCAAGGGAATGGCTCGCCATGCGGTGTTCGTTCACCGAGAAGAAATCCATTGTGATAGCGCAAATATTGCGTTCCTGTCCTATCAATCAAAAACTTTGTAAAATTACCAGTCAAATTGGACATTCCCCTTTTGTCATCTGGCTTTGACGCCTTTACTTTTGCCCAAGGAATAAATTCGTCAGTATAGGGGGTTCCGTTTTCTTGAAAATCTGCCGAATGACAACCAGTCAAATAAAACCACAATTCATGAATGTCCTGAATCTTTTGAGCATTTGGAACATAGTCTTCGCTGTACGAGTGCTTGTCGTATCTACCGTTTGTCAACTCAGTGAATTCGTATGTTGAGCCGAAATGGGTCTTGGCATAATCCTGTGCTATTTGACCTGGGGTCATGCTCAGCGCATTTTTTTCAGCATAAGAAGCGAGTCCGCCCTGGAACTGTTCGTATCCGTGACACACAAAGTCGTCAACAACCACAGCCAAAATTTTAAAATCTGGGTTTCCCTTATACATTTGATGAAGTTGCTCAATTACGCCGTGTTGAGGAATATTCCCGCAGCCTGCGGCGACATTGAAAAGCAGGGTTACCTTACCCCTTGCGTCACCCAAAACGTCACTGTTTTTCCCGTCGGCTGACTTGATTTTTATGTCGTAAATAGACAATGGCAGGGTTTCGATTGCCCCCGAAATAGGCGCTATACTCATAAGAACATTCTACTATCACGACATCCCAGGTCAAGAAAGGTCCAATACAATGAACTCAGCCATAAATGTTTCGTGCGAATATCTTGGAGACCCTCGCTTCGCGATTATGGTCTACAGAAATATGCTCCCCAAAGAACTGCGTTTGATAGAGCGCTTGGAGGAGACGATAGGGACGAGCACAACACCCCCGTACATGTGGATGGAGGCCCTTGTCGGACACCAGGAAAAGATGCCCGACTACAGGGACTGTTTTGACTGCAAAATTAGCGAACAACTTGCGAACCAGGCGCCAGGCGAGTTCTTGGAAATAAAGGCCATTTGGTCAGACACAATCGAAAGACTCACGCCGTGCTTGCGTCATTATGAGTCAATGTACAACGTAAAAATGGAATGGATGGAAGCAATTAATTACGTCAAGTACGGACCAAAACAACACTTTCAAACTCACACCGACCACGGATTTTCTTACACATGCACGATATCGTCCATCATGTATCTAAACGATGATTATGAAGGTGGAGAACTGTTCTTCCCATATTTTGACTTGAAGTTCAAGCCAGAAGCAGGAGACATTGTTTTCTTCCCATCGACATACATTTTCGCTCACGCAGCACTTCCAGTTCAGAGCGGAGTGAAATATTCTGCCGTCACAATGTTTGACTACAACGACAAGAACCACAAGCAGGTTCAGTCTTATTCTCCAGTTGCGGCAACACGTGGGGTGAGCACATCACAGTGACAAATGTTCAGTTTGTAAAAACGACACAAAACCCGCCAGAAATTAGACAGTCGCGAATCAAGCGAGACTGGATGGATGAGACCTACAAAAAGCATGCTTATCAATGCATGCCAATGTCTGTCGCGAATGTTTTAGGTTGGGAACTGGTGCTGAGTGAGGATGTTGTTGTCCAGTGGGATGGCGGCAACTCAGTCCCCAAAATATTGTCTGGCGAAAAAACATCAAGCGGTTTTACACAAGTCCACTGCTCAATAATTGGAATGGTTTCTTTTGCAATGGGCTGGGTCGTGAGAACAGAAAAAAATTACAGTACTTGGTTTTCTGGTTCGCCAAACTATTTGAGAAGTGACGCACAGGCACTTTCAGCAACTGTTCCTACATTTTGGTGGCCAGACGAGGTTCAAATGAACTGGAAAATTAATGTCATTGGCGCGCCTGTCACATTCAAGGCCGGTGAGCCAATTTGCTTCTTTAACATATACGACAACAGGGTTATGACGGATGCGACCGTTTCGGTATCAAATTTATGGGATGACAAAGAACTTATGGAACAAAGAATGAAATATGGACAACTAAAGAGCGACAACAATAATGAACGTCCATGGACATGGACAAAAGGCATAAAGACAGGTCTTGACGCTGATGGCAATACTATTGGGCCAACATTCACAGGACTTCCTGTAATTTCTGTTCCAAATCAATAATGTTATAATTTGCCTTATGGACGATAGATACTTTGGTTATTATCCAACAATTGATGACCAAGCAGTCAAGGAAATCATGGCTATGGACATGGTCAAACTTGGTGGCGGTGTAATCGCATTTCCAAATGCCTTCAAGGTAAATCAAGAACAATTACTTCCATGGATTGACAAAGAAGGGAAGCATGCGCATGAGCAAAGATGGAAATTTGACTACGACCTAGAAGGAAATAAATATGCCGTAAACGAAGACGGCAATAAATTCTCCATAGAGCAGATGAACGAAGTGCCGGTGAGAGTGCTTCAGGTTGTCAACGAGAACACCGAACAAAATATGATTGATTTCTTTCGATATCTGGAAGATTCAATTTATAAATGTGTACTGAAATACATACACGAATTTCCAATGGTTTTGCCAACTCTTTGGTGGAGGACTAGAGGGCATGCTTTGAGATACTCCAAGGGCAACTACTTGGGAGTTCACAATGACAACGACACAAATTTTAGAGCCGAAAAAGGTAAGAAGTACATACCGAAGGGACAATTGGGTGCACGTCAGACAATTGCAATCATGGCTTATTTCAACGATTGCGTCGATGAGGGAACGGTTGGCGAGAACCAGTATTCAGGCGGCGAATTATTCTTTCCTTATTTGGGGGTTGAGTATCAGGCCAAAGCAGGAGACATAGTTGTGTTTCCATGTAATTTCATTGCGACTCATGGCGTTCGCACTGTCACCGAAGGAAATCGGTACGGATATTTAACTTTTTACGCTCAAGGAAGCAGTGACCCCAATGTGCTCGTGGAAGTATTCGACGTTGATACGGTAAAGGCGTGGTGCGAGCCGCATTGGTTAGAGCCATTATACGAAGATTATAAAAAGTACTGTGGCATTGAGGAGTTTGGTAAATCCGAGGAGGAGTTAAGCGGTAAGCCAAATCCCCTTTTCCAAAATAGGTCGCTAGAAGGGGAGGATGGCCTGAAGCAGGCGTACAGGCACTCAGACGTATTTGATGCCAACAATAAACGAGGCAAGGTTCAGTCGCTATAGGCGTCGCCACCTTTGCCTTTTTTTGAGTAGCAGTGCTATTATTGAATCAACAACGGTCAAGACGCGGCTAAAAGGAGACCAATGAAACTCAACACAAATATTGACGTAGCGACACAAAAGCGCCTTGTGGAAGAGGCAATTGCAGCGCAGGAAACAGAAGTATTTGGCGTACTGCTTCGCTACGGGGTAGACGTTGACACCTTTGACGAAGCCACTTTTTCTGAGTCTTTCGCCGAGAACCAGACAGATGTTCAGCAATGGAAACTGGACGTAAAGAAAAAACTTGAAACGATTGCGTCCCTCAAATCACGTCTAGAAAAACTTGGGTAATCAATGAACCTCTCAGAAGCGCAACTTGCCAAGGCAAAACAAGAAGCAAAAAAACTTCTTGAGCACTCAATCGGCGTCTTGTGCATGTCGCTTGGCGTCGACGTATCGACAATTGATGATTCATACGACCACGATTTGCCAGAGGGGCATTCGGAATATGCTGCTCATGAATCGCTGAAGCGTCAAGTAGCCAATTACGTTTTGATTTCTGACTCTTAGACATGATTCCAAAGCCAGTTGTTCCACTTCACCTAGATGAGGCAAAGGAAGAAAAGCCGCGCATGCTGAGGTATAAGGATTATGAGAACAATGTTGCTCAATGGAACCCAGACACAAGGCAGTGGGAATTTAAAAACGGTCAAATGATGAATTGCGATATCACTGACCGATTTTTAGCGAAAGAGCAGTAAAGATATGCCAAGGTCGTGTGCTGCCAATTCAGCAGAAAAACTTTTTGACGCAGATAAGCATATTGTGGATTTGTGGCAAGACATCGCTGAAATTCTTTTTGTTACCGGTCTCGACCCTGCCAACTTTGAAAGTTACGAAATTGGTCAAATTATCACTGCCCTAAGAGAAACTTTTTCCACAAAAGATTCTGGATTTGGAAGAGACCCAGCGTATCCATTTATTTATCGCAATTACAGTTTCTTTATACCGAAACTTAGAAATGCTTTTTTCTATTTGCAAGTATCTAAATACGGGAAAGAACTATGAAACCAGAAGTCCTTTTCGCCGGAATGGTAAGTACACAACTTTCTTCGTCTGGCACGTCGCTGGTCTCCAATGAATTTAAAACAAACATGGAAGACTGGTCAACCAAGTGCTGGAACACGATGGCCGAGGCAAGTGTTGACTTGAGCCATAACGCTGTGGGTTTGTCCACCGTGTCAATGCAGTGGCGAGTTTCAAAAGACATGACTGATGAATTTTGGGTTGGCGCGATAATTCCCCAAATGGCAATAGAGGATTTTTTAATTCGCACCAAGCAACCAACATCAATACTGTTTGTTGGGGGACTTAGCAGTTCGGTGTCTCGTTTTCTTTTGGCGCCAGAAAATGTTTTTGACGGTTTCAAAAATGCAAATATAAATTTTGTGAACGATGTCGGCCTTTTCATGTATGAGAAAAATCTAAAAAACGTTTACGAGCACACCTCCTTTGGGTACTCGGTGTACGACAAGTCAGAACTTATTTCTGGAATCGATGAACAATTTGAAATGATTGCAGTTCAATCCTGGGATGTGGCGTTTGATATGGAGTATCTCGATTCGTTGGTCAACGCTTTGGCTCCGGGCGGGACGCTTGTTATTTCCGCAACAAACGATGCATCAAATATGTACTCGTCCTCATACACTTGGCACCCGTATTACCAGTTCCATGAAAATCTCAAAGGCTTGTCGGGAACCTCGTATCATTTTCCGCAATTTTACGGGGTTACGGTTTTTGTAAAGAATTAGATTCTTGCTTGTGGGTTTGTGCCCATATAGTATTTGTGTATGGAAACTTCAATAAATTACGGCATGGGCATTGTCTGTTTCCCAAATTCTATAGAAGTTGACCAAGACCTGGTTATTCCATATTTTTCATCGCTCAAAGAGAAGGCAATTAAAGACGATTACACCATTGTTCATGAGGATGGACAAGAGCCTTATGCGATAAACAGAAGCGGCCACAGATACGAAATTGAAGACATAAAAAAGAGCGCAAGTCACATCATGGACTTCATCAACGAAGATAGTCCGAAAGAGTTGGTTGAATTTTTTAATGAATGTGAAAAAACCATCTATGAACATCTTTTGATGTACATAGAAATGTACCCGCATGTTCTCCCAAATATATGGTGGACGGAAACTGGCCATGTGGCCGCTTATGGCGCAGGCAGCAGCATGGGGACTCACAACGACAACGAAGTGAATTATCAAGTTGGTTTTGAGCCGGATTTACAACTTGCTACAAGGCATGTATTGAGTGTGTTGCTGTATTTAAATTCGTCCGTTGGGAGTCAAAAAGAACTAGGCAAATATGAATACAGCGGTGGAGAAATTGAATTCGTATATGCCAATTCTGTACATCAACCAAAATCTGGCGATTTGCTCATATTCCCATCAAACTACCTTGGCACACATGAAGTGAGGCCATGCCTGAGTGGGGAGAGATACGTTTACATTTCTTATTTTTCGCATGGCTCAGCCCATATCGAACGAGGCATACAGCCAGGACCAAGTGTCCCGGTTGGCAAGCAAAGCCAGGTTTGGCTGCCAACTATTGTTGACGATTATGTTTCGTACATTAGTGAAAAGCATTCATCAAGTAAACTAAAGCCATTGATGACTGGGGTTCCAACAAGAACTCATAGTTCAAGCACTAAAAAATATTTACCGCAAAGCAGGAACATTGTAAATGAATAGCAATTGCTTGATAGAGAACTTGGGCGGTGGCGTAGTTTTGTTCAAGAACGCAATCTCCCTGGATTGGGACTCGGTATTTGATATTGCCGAGGAACTGGTAGACCTTGATTCGCCATCAATGTACAAGCCGGCAATAGACCCAGAAACTGGCGAAAAGATTCTTTCAAACAAAAGCGACTATATCTATTCCGAAGACGCAGCAGGCGACATGCCCCGCAGATGCTCGGTGGCGCACCAATCAAATGATGCCGATGTTGTCAACTTGCTTAACGCGCTTGAATCAACAAGAGATGAATGCCTGCTTCATTATTTTTGGGAATATCCGTTGGCCTACAAGGTTGTGTGGTGGAAAGTTAAGGGGCATTTCGTTTCTTATTCGCCAACAAAGGGCGGACTTTACTTGGGGATTCATAGCGATACGAGTGCCGACTATGCATATGGTTTTGACCACCCAAAGCAACAGTTGGCCACAAGAAACAGTGTTTCATGTTTGATTTATCTCAACGATTGCGTTGATACAGAAGAAGAATTAGACGGAAAAAACTTTACTGGCGGCCACCATCACTTTAATTATTTGAACATAACATACAAGCCACAAAAGGGTGACGTGCTGATGTTTCCTTCCAACTATGTTGCAGGACACGAAGTGAGAACCGTCACTGGAGGGCACAGGTACTCGTACTTGGGCTGGTATGCGCACGGAACGCCAAATCAGGCAGTTGGAGAATATGTAGTGGACCCTTCGGTTAACTCATCGGCCACTAATGTGTACATGCCTTCACTCCGTGAGGATGTTTTGGCTTTTGCCAACAAAAAAGACCCATCTGGCAGTTCTCACCTACACACACTCGTATCAAGGATTTGGTAATGAACATCCATCATCACGGCTCAGGAATTGTCCAATTTGGAAACTTGTCTTTGATAAATCAAGATTTATTTAAAGAGGTAATGAGTGGTATTGAAAAAAATACACTGCCTCAAGGGTACACGGAATCGCCAATATCGAAAGATGTAAAACTAAACAACGGTTTATACGAATATTCAGATGAAGACATCCAATCTGCTCCAATAAGGTACAACAATTATCTTTATCAGGACATGCCGAAAGAGCATGTTGATTTCATTCTTTCGTTGGAAAATGCCCTTTATCAAAGCATGGTTCAGTATGCTGCGCTATTCCCGGTAGTGATTAATTCAATTCGATGGAGAACAAGAGGTTATTTCATCAGATATGAAGAGGGTCAAGGAATAGGACCTCACTCGGACTGCGATTTGCCATACGGTGAAGACAACGCAACTCCGCTTTCGTCCTTCCCTATCTGTAATACTGTCACCGCAGCGGTCATCCTCAATGATGATTATGTTGGAGGAGAGGTCTCTTATGCACCTTGGGGTATTGAATTCAAGCCAAAGGTGGGAGACATTCTCATGTACCCATCTTCTTATGCTGGCTGCCACAGCATAAAGCCAGTTATCCAAGGTGTTCGTTATGCGTATCTGTCTTGGTTTGCCCAAGGCAGGAACGAATCAACACCATCCCCAAGTCAAAAAACATCGGAACTCGATTCAATCAAGTGGGTAAAAAATCTCAGGGAAGATGCATCCAAACTTACGCATGGCAACCTTGAGAATCGACATATTCCAGTCGGTAACGTGTTTGCTTCGCCAGTAAATGTGCCGGACCATTTAGGTGGTGGACATTACTTTGTCATTGGTTTAGATACAAAATAGTTACATTGTGAATGTGTCTAAGTTTTCTGTCGGGTTTGCTTCTCAGGACTGGTCCAAAGTTGGAGAACTGCTAATCCCAAATGGATGCACTTGGTATAGGTGTGTGCTCCCGCTAAAAGAACTTCAAAAGTTTGGACATGGTGCTGTTGTCGGAACTGTTGCATCATCTTCTAGCGGAGAAATAGGCATAGGTATACGAAAGCCACTTTATTCACAAGAAGGAACGGCAAGTGGACTCAACATAATCGTGTTCAAACTTGCCATGCACATATCCAACTTGACCGCAATTGAAAAAGCAGAGTCAAGCGGGCAAAAGATTGTTGTAGATATCGATGACTGGTTTGACGGCTTGCCGGAATCAAATAGGGCATTTGAAACTACAAATCCAGAAACAAATAAAGAGAACAACAGAGATATCTACTTTTCAGTAATTAATAGAGCCCACGCCCTCATTTGTTCAACTCCATTTCTATATGAGCAATACAAACTCAAATACCCATCGAAGCCGATATTTATGGTTAGAAATGGAATTGACCTGGGTAGATGGAAGAAGAAAAAGCACTTTTACAAAAAACCGGTTATTGGATGGGTCGGGGCAACTCCATGGAGGGGCAATGACCTGGAGCAACTAAGTGGCTTTTTTGGAGATTATCTCTTGCGAAATAAGTTGACCTTTCACCATTCGGGCCACATAGACGGCGCGCAAAAAGCATCTGAACTTATTGGGGCTCCAAGTGATAAGTCAACGACACAAGGAATGATTCCAATACTCAACTTGCCAGAACTTTTTAAGAAAATAGATATCGGCATTGTTCCCCTGAACAATATTCCGTTCAATCATGCCAAGTCCTACCTGAAGGGCCTTGAGTATGCGGCGGCAGGAATACCTTTTGTTGCTTCTTATTCGCCGGAATACGAAGTCCTTGCCCAAAGCGGTATTGGGAGAGTAGCCTATTCAGAGTCGGATTGGCTTTACCATTTTGATGAGTTACTGAATCACAATATGCGAAATGATGAAGCAGAAGTTTCTCAAGAAATACTTAAAGAACAATTCTCTATGGACGTCATTGCAAAAGAATGGGAAAACGTATTCATGAATATTATGGACATCAAGTAAATGAACAAATTATCCAAAATGAATGTTGGATTTGCATCTCTTGACTGGTCAGTCGTTGACGGCCAGCATGTTCCAAATGGGTGCACTTGGTATCGGTCCATACTTCCGTCGCAGCAGTTAAATCTTGCTGGCGCTGCATCTGCTTTTGGATTTTTGTCAGTAAAACCAAATGGAGAGTTTGCAATCAAAAGATTGAATAAAAGTTTTTCTAACAACAACAATATTATTGTGTTGAAAGTTATTATGTCAAAGGAAGTTCTTGAGCGAATTCCAAAGGCACAGTCACGTGGTCAAAAGATAGTTGTTGACATAGATGACCTTTATGACGAACTGCATTCAACCAATTTGGCATATCAATCCAGTTCGCCAAATTCCAACAAAGATAACAATAGAGAAATATACGCAGAGATAATCAAAGTCTCTGATGCGCTAATTTGCTCAACCCCATTTATACGCGATTACTTTTCAAAGAAGTATCCGTCAAAGCCAATATTTATGGTTCGCAACGCCATACAGAACAATTCATTTAAGCGCTTAAAAGCGGTTAACAGAGCGCCAGTAATCGGCTGGCTTGGCGCTACACCGTGGCGGTCAATGGACCTTGAGGTAATGCAACCTTTCTTGGATTCGTACTTGGAAAAAAATAAAATAAAATTTCATCACGCAGGCCACCTGATATGGGCTCCAGCGGCATACTTGAGGCTTGGCATAAATCCCAAGAACTGCACAGTTAGCGGAATGGTTCCACTGTTTGAAATGCAGGACGCCCACGCAAAATTTGACATCGGTGTAGTACCGCTAAATGATATTCCGTTTAATAGGGCAAAATCCTTTATCAAAGGCGTTGAGTATGCCGCCTCTGGAATACCTTTTGTTGCTTCTGCTTTGCCGGAATATGAGTATCTCTCATCGATGGGAGTTGGAAGAATTGCAAAATGCGATGCCGATTGGATAGGTCATTTTGATGAACTTATGAAGTTCAAGGTACGCGAAGAAGAGTCAAAAAAGATAAACAAGATTATTGAAAAAGAATTTACTATGTCAAAGACTGGACCGGAATGGGTGTCTGTGTTTAAGGAAATAAGTAGTTTGTAGTTTGCCTATACAGGTACTGGGTCTTATGAAGACTATTTGTTTTTGCAACATAACTTTGTTGCAAAATGTCTACGCTGAACCGCCACCGAAAAGCACTTGCCCGCATTCTTGGCCCGGTGTCCCTTCTTATTGCGCTGATAGGCGTGTATCCGGCCGTAGCAGATTCAACTGGAATACCATCACAATCGATACAAGGTGCTGGATTTGAGGCTGGCAACCTAACTGGGTGGGACAAAGGCTCACAGACTGGGACTCTTGGTGCATCCATTAACGGAAATGGAACAGGTGTTTCTGTTTTTAACGGTTCCAGAACATTTACGCATGGCCCCCACGGCGCGATGGGCAGTCCAACGGTAAACGGTCAGCCAAATAAGTATTATGCGCCTGCTGTTGCAGCAGGAAGTTGGACATTTTCTCCAAACAACAATTCATACGCTGCTTTACTGCAGCCAAAGAATAACGAGGCAACCTTTTCGGCCGCAATGTCAGCACTCGGCTTGTCCGGCTCACCGCAAACAGCAATACAAAATGAATTGATAGCAGATGCACAGGCATCCGGCAACGGAAGCCCAAATCCAACCAATGCTGCTTGGATTACCAAAGAAGTCGAGTTGACGGCAGATGTTACATACACGATGTCCTGGAACTATGTCGGTACTGACTATGTTCCATTTAACGACGGCTCGATAACTTCCCTTGTTCCGGTGACGGTTGGGTCAACTCCAGTAATAAAAGTTAACAACTACACAGCACAGTATGCACTTTTGGGATTTACAAATCCAGGAACTGGCGACTACTCGGTTAATTCATACGGTTCAACTGGCTGGCAAACCTCCACTTATGAAGTTTCCGTAACCGGAACATACAAACTTGGATTTGCATCTTTCAACCTTGGCGACACCGCATTGTCTCCAGTGTTAATGATTGATGATACGGCTGGCGTAACAAATCGTTGCGCCACAGATGGAAGCAATTGCACAACATTTGGTGGCGTGCAGCCAAATAATGAAACTGCCCCTGCAATTGAAACGACTACAACTACGACTACTTCCACAACTACTACTGTTCCGCCGACTACAACAACGACGGTTGCGCCATATTACAACGCAGTCACAAATCTCACTGCTGTAGCAAACGCAGATGGAAGCATAGACCTTGACTGGGATGCTCCAGCATCAAGCAACTTAAATGTCTACGGCTACTCAGTTAGTTTTTACGACCTTGATGAAATTGGCGGAACAACGTCAGGTGGCTGGGGTGTGTGGACTAACCAAGGCACCAACTACTCGCTAAGTACTGGAATGTTTTCTGGAAGCAACCCCGTAACTACTGGATTTGGACCTGTGCGCTTTGGCATTAAAGCGGGAAATCAAAGTTGCTTCTCTGGCGAAGGCGTAGGTCCGTGTGTATACGGACCCGAAGTAACTGTTGATGCAACTGTTATTGACCCGAATTCAACTACAACTACTACAACCACAACTACGACAACTACGACTGTTTATGTCGCCCCTCAGACCACGACGACTGTTCCTCCCGTGGAGACAACGCCTCCCCCGACAACCACTGTTCCTGAGCCAGAAGAGACCGAGCCTGGAACGACTGTGCCTGATGAGACTGATACGACTCTTCCCGATGAAGACGAAGAGCCTTCAGTAACGACACCCACGACTTTACCGCCTCAAGAAGAAGACGAAACAGCAACGACTACTCCGATTGAGACTCAGCCTGATGAGGAGCAAACTCTTCCACTTGATGAAGAAGCAGGACAGCAAGAAGAGCCACAGACGACAGAACCAGAAAACCAAGAAAGCCAAACAGAATCAGAATCCCCACAAGATGAAACTGTAACAGAAATAGTTGAGGAACTAGATGCAGTTCTTAATGATGATGCTTCGGCGGAAGAAATCATTGAGGCTGTTGGGGAAGTTCTAGAATCAATCACTGACGAAGAGGAATTGGTCGCCGTCGTAGGGGCCATTCTTGACTCAATTTCAGAAGACAAGCCAGTTGAAGAACTCACAGAGGAAGAAAAGGAGAAGATTGTCGCTGTGGTTGAGGCGGTCTTAAGCGCTGGTGTTGATTCCTCGGTGGCTGCAGAGTTGGCCTCTAGCGCAGCCGTACTTGAGTCCATAGATTCCTCCCAAGCAGAGGCGGTCTTTGAGCAGGTATCCGCAGAAAGCCTTAGCGATGAGCAGGCAGAGGCAGTCGTAGAGGCCGTCCAGAGCGCTCCAGAAGCCATTAGAGGGGTGTTTGAAGAGGTTGTGGACCTATTCCAGGGTGCATTTGATAATTACACGATGCTGGGCCAAACCATCGATGTTGGACAGCGTCGTACCGTCGTTGCCGCAAGCCTGCTCACGGCATCCGCAGCCGCGCTGAGCGCCAGTGGTCCAATCGGGCCAAGTTCCGGTGGTTCCGGTGGCCCTAGCGGTTCTTCTCCGACTACAAAGCAAGACACAGCCACTAGACGGAATGAAGAGGAAGAATCTGAGGCTGCTGGCGAAATTGCCGGCGACGGTCTGGATTGGATTAAGAGTATAAGTATTTACAGATATGTAAATGGGGTGAAGGTTATGAACTGGAAAGCATTTATCAAGAAGTTCGTCTACGGCTTGCTCAACATGGGCTTTACGATTGCTGGCTCACTTGTTGTGTATTTAACTTTGTCTGGGCCTATTCAGAGAATTGCTGGAGTATCAACAGTTCTGGCAATCGCCGCCGCCATGTATTTGCACATGAAAGAGCCTGAAGAAGGCTGATTGACGCTAGACTAAGCGCACCGAATACCCCCAACCCAAAGAGGTGCAAATGCAACCAGAACTAGATGTTCTCGATATGGCCAAGCGCGAGTGCAAAGGCTTGGCAACAGACCATGAAATTGAATGGCTTCACGCCGAAGAAAATCGGCTGGCATGGTGCCATGCGCTAATTACAGCCTTGTCAGATAGCGAGTCTCAGGTTGTGTTCCACAAGAGCCGGATTGACATGATGGCAAAAGATGTGGAACTCGGCATCAAAGACGCAAATGACTACTACGAAGAAAAGCAAAAGTTTGACGAGTGGGTCCGCAAATCCCAGCGGTACCGGAACGGGATTAGTAAGCGCCTCTCCGAAGTAAAAACGATACTTGCCGACACAACTTCGCTAGACCTCGTGGAAGAAAACGCCAAACTTTACAAGGCGATTATTGAACACAAGCGCGCGTCGTTTGAGGGCGAGTACACAGCAGAACCGCACGACATCAGGCTATGGTCGACAGTCCAGGCATAACAAATGCCTACGATGTAAAGCCACTAGCAACGGCATTTAGAAAAATTGCAGGTCTGTGCGATGGCGCAGAGCAGCAGGATGGTGTTGGTTTCAGTAAGGCAGATTCTCGTTTCGGGGCGCTCGCTTCGTTGCTTCCGGACACAAAGTGGTCGCCAGCAATTTCGTACATAGCCTGGACGGTTCTTGGACGTTATGTTGGCCAACTCAAAAGTCATGGAATTGACTATGACCAAATAGTTCCGCCCCCAAGACCCAAGAATTATTTAGGTGCAGATGCAACATCAATAATGTCAGAACTTCGCCAAAAGGGAGTCAATAGGGTCTCAACAAATGGCGAAGTGTTTGCTATTGAGTGCGAGTACGATGAGCAACTGATAGGCGAACTACAAAAAATACCTGGCGCCCTATGGAACCAAGAAGCAAGCATGTGGCTGGCTCCGCTCTCAAGCAAAGAGCAGGTAGCGTCTTTGATAAAGCAGTACAAGTTCAACACAACGAAAGAATTCGATGATATGAAAATAGTTGCAGAAGAACAAACCGTAGATACGACCAGAACAATAACGGTCTCAAAGAGCGGCCGTCTTGTCTTTGAGTTTCCCTACGACCAAGATATTGTTGCTGAAATCAAGCAACTTCAAGGTCGCTTGTGGGATGTAAAGAAGCGGGTATGGACAGCCCCGCCCTCGCTGAGCGCAGTTGAGATTGCAGACAAATACGGGTTTTCGATTTCCAAGTCCCTGCGCGACACGCTGCTAAAGGCAGCAAAGCGCGAAACTGAATTGCTTGAGGCGTCCACATCTACCGATGCAGATGTGGTAATCCCCACTCTTTCTGGAACTCTTATGCCTTATCAAAAGGCCGGAGTTGCATATGCATCAACAGTTGGAAGGTGTCTTATCGCTGACCAGATGGGTCTTGGCAAGACGGTTGAGGCGATTGCAACGCTGGAATCAAAGGATGCATTCCCGGCAATCATCGTGTGCCCTGCATCCCTGAAGGAAAACTGGCGCAGAGAGTTTGCAAAATGGCTGCCCCACAGAACGGTCAATGTTGTATCTGGGAAAACTGATATTGTTTCATGTGATGTGAACGTGGTGAACTACGACATTCTGTATAAGTTTGTTGAGCCAATCAAGCACCTAGAACCAAATGGACTGATACTTGATGAGTCGCACTATGTAAAAAATGCGACATCAAAACGTGCCAAGGCAGCAAAAGATATTGCCGCTTCGGTAAGCAGGTCTGGCGCAGTTCTTCTTTTGTCCGGAACTCCAGTTATGAACCGACCAGCAGAACTTGTATCTCAGTTGGAGATTATGGGAATGCTGAGTCGCTTTGGTGGTAAGTGGTCATTCCTGAAACGGTATGCAAATGCTCATCACAATGGATTTGGCTGGGATACCGGTGGTGCCAGCAACCTTGTTGAACTGAATACAAAACTCCGTCAGAACTGCTACATCCGCAGAACAAAAGACGAGGTGCTACAAGAACTTCCAGACAAGGTGCGAAATGTCGTTCACCTTGATGTATCCGGTGCTGGATTCAAGGACTACAGAAATGCAGAAAATGACCTTGTCTCATTCCTAAGCGCAAACGGCTACAAAGCAAAAGACTCATCTGAACATCTGGCAAGAACGCAGGTTCTAAAAAAACTTGCGGCGTGGGCAAAGATGGACGCGGTAGAAGAGTGGATTGATTCTTTCTTGGAGTCATGCGACCGCAAACTTGTTGTGTTCGCCCACAACGTTGATGTAGTTGACCACCTTTCAAACAAATACGGAGGCTTTAGGGTTTCTGGTCGCGACACGCTCGAAGAGCGACAGCGCGCAGTTGACGCTTTTCAAAATGACAAGGAAGCACGAGTGATTGTTCTCAACTTGCAGGCTGGTGGAGTTGGTATCACACTTACTGCTGGTTCAGATGTTGTATTTGTTCAAATGGGCTGGACGCCAGGCGAGCATGACCAAGCAGAAGACCGCTGTCACCGAATCGGTCAAAAGAACAATGTGCAAGCGTGGTATCTACTTGCCGCAGACACGATTGACGAAGATATCTATGACCTCGTTGATGCAAAGAGAAAAATCGTTGATGCAGTTACAGAAGGTGATGAAGTTGAGCAGCAATCTGTTGTCAAAGATTTGATGAAGAGGCTTTTGGCTAAAGCAGAATAAATCGGACCATAGTCCGGCTATACGACTCCTTAGTTGAGACTGTTAGTGGCGTTATGCCCTAACAAAGGAGTCATCATGGACAAGAAGAACCAGACAATCGACCAAGTCGTTAAGGGTGGCGCACTCGGCGTCGTTGTTTACCTTTGCGACAAGTACAACGTCGACCCAACACTCACGGCTCTTTTGATGCCGCTTGCTGCCGCCGTTTTTGCATGGGCGAGCACAAAGGTCGGCGACCCGTCGGTTGCCTCGTTCCTTGCGAAAAAGGAGGAAGCCAAGAAATAGGTATCGCTACCTCGGTGTGTGCGCTCAGTGCGTAAACACTCCGCTGGGCGCACACTCTGGCTGAATAATTATGGAACTCATCAAAAATGTAATTCTGCGAATCTTCGCAACTTTCGTTGTGACCGGTCTCGGAGTCATTGGCGCAGGCACCATTGCTGGCGTATCAATGGAGAAGGCCGTATTTATGGCAGGAATCGGCGGCGTGGCGAATGTTCTTGAAGGCTTGGCTCGTGCTTTCCTTACTGACGGAAAACTGTCTGAAGATGAAGTGAACCAGGTGTTTGCAAAAGTTGAACAAGAAAATCCAGCACACCAATAGGAGATAGAAGATGTCCGAACTGTACATTGACAAACTGACACCACCAAAGGATGTTGCCGGACACAAGCCAGGAAGATTGCCAGATGGACTTCTTTCCAAAGTCGATGGTGGACGCCTGCACTGGCTCGCCGCAAATGCTTGGAAGGCACTCAAAGCCGCTGCTGCTGCGGAAGGCGTTGAACTTAAGCCAACATCTGCCGGCGACCTGTATCGTTCGTACGATGCACAACTCAAGGTGTTTCTTGAGCGCTATACAAAAGAGCCGAACGGCAATAGCACACGCACATTTGAAGGCGTGAAGTGGTACAAGAAGTCTGAAAAACTTGCCAGCCTTGCGGCCCCAGGCACATCTCAGCACAATAGCGGTTTGGCTGTTGACGTTCATACGGCAAGTGGTGAGCGCCTCAAGTGGATGATTGCAAACTGTCGCAAGTTTGGCTGGAGTTGGGAAGTGGTGCCAGAAGAGCCATGGCATATTCGTTATACCAAAGGCGATGATGTTCCAGAAGCCGTAAAGGCATGGATGGACGCAAATCCTGCCGAAGTGTGCAAGCCAGGTGAAGTTGCAGCACCAGCAGCAGAACCTGCTGCAGCCCCTCGCCCCATCACAACACCAGCCGTTGCTCCGCAGAGCGGTGGAGAGGCTGTCAAGAGGGGAAAAGCAAACGCGGCGTCAAATCCGATTTTGCAGGTCGGCTCAAGCGGCGCCGCAGTAAGAACTCTTCAGCAACTCCTGAACAAAGCAGGAGTGAAGTGCGCAACAGACGGCGACTTCGGTCCAAAGACTGAACAGGCCGTGAAGGAGTTCCAGAAGAAAGTTGGTCTGGAAGAAACGGGCATTGTCAATCACAAGACTTGGGCGAAAGTAAATCCGTAGAGAATACTTCATCTATACATATAAACCTGTGAGACTTTACCCGTTCACGAAAGTGAATAACTAGCAGAACAAAGGAGTCATAACAATGGCTGCATCCACATCAACAATTTCATTTGACGTTCATGACTGCAAGGTCTACCCCGTCGCATCAGATGCCACTGGTGGCATCACCTACGGCGCTGCCGTTGACGTTCCTGGTATCCAGGAAGTCTCGGTTGAGCCAAACTTCATCTCGGTTGAGTTGAAGGGTGACGGAAAGGTTCTTGCCAAGAAGGGTAAGGTCGACCGTCTCAACTTCTCCGCAACATACAGCGAATTGAGCCTCGATGTTCTCGCAACCATCTTCGGTGGTTCGACAACGACATCGGGCAGCGGTTCGGCTGAAGCAGCGGCTTACGAGTTCGATGGCGACACCCTTCCGTACTTCAAGATTGAAGTCTTGGTCAACGACCTTGAGTCCGACCTTGCAGAAATGGTCTTCACGCTGAACAAGTGCCAGATTACTGGTGGCACGATTATGTCCGGCTCGACAGACAACTTCTCGACACCGTCGTTCGACGCCGAAGCAATCCTCCCGATTGCAACAGGTATCGGCTTCGGAACAGTCACGCTCCGCGAGGCTGCATCGGGTCTTTCCGCTTAATAACTGAATAGTTCTGCTGGCGTTCACGCCAGTCTTGGGGATTTGTGTGGCCCCAAGACTGGCGTTTGCGCGTTTATGACTATGTATGTATGCTGTGTGCATGGACTATACACCGCTAGTACTCAAGAACAAAGGCGTCCCTTGCCTTTTTGTAAAAACAACAAAAACCGGACCTTCCGAAGAAGATTGGGGTCGCCTGACGACAGAAGAAGGTGAGCCAATCACCGAAACGATTCACGTCAGATTCACAAACAATTCAATTTCTGACATTGAAGAATTTTTCGGCAATCTTGAAAAATGGCAAGAAACACTTGAGCAAAAGCCATACACAACACTCAGGCAGACACTTGCATTCGTTCTGAAGCGCTCAATTTACGATGTTGGCGAAGCAATGCTTGATGGAGAAATTGTCGGCTACTCAAACGTGATTGGAACGGCGTGGTCAATTGCCAATGGCGTGGACCCTATCGTGGCGAGTCGAATGCTCACTCAGACAATCGCACTCGCCGAAGAAAACAAAAAGCGTCTGGCAGAAAGTCTGGCCCAAGCACTACCGGATTTGCAGACTGGAAACAGTGGCTCGGACTCTGGGCCCAAACGGGCCAGCCGCTCGAAGAATTCTGGGAACTAAGTCCGGCCCAGTTGGGCGTAGTTTTTGAAGCGCGTGGCTGGATGAAGCAGCGAGCAGGACAAGAACAACTTATGTCCTTTGCTGCTCAGATGGGGCTAAAGATAGAAAAGTAAGGCTTTTCGCAAATTTGACATTTCCACAGCCTGTGCGAAAATATTTATATGGCCGCGGCAGGAACTGGTGGGGTAAGCCCACTTAACGTACAGGTGCGCATCACCACCACTGGTGTAAATGCTGCTGCGCGCGGAATGAGCGCCGTCACGCGCGCTGGCGGCTCAATGAGCAAGTCGCTTGCTGCCAGTTCAATATCCACCAGAACTCTTGGCGATGCAATGCGAATGACAGCGACCCTGATGAAGTACACGGTTGTTGGTGCATTTATGAATGCCGGCAAACAGGCAATTCAAATGCAGAGACAGTTTGAGTTGGCATTTTCCCGCATTAGGGGCTTGGTCGTCGTTGGTGGTGACAGCATTGACACGATGCGAGAAAAGGTTCTTTCTCTTGCCGGAGAAACAACCAGAGCACCATTGGAACTCGCTGACGCTCTTTACTACATCACTTCTGCCGGTATTAAAGAGGCAAGCACTGCGCTTGAAGTACTTGAGGCTTCAGCAAAGGCGGCCGCTGCTGGTCTGGGAACAACTAACACTGTTGCCGACGCCGTCACTTCTACATTGAATGCATACGGACAAGAAAATTACTCAGCGGCAAAAGCCACTGACATTCTTGTTGCAACTGTACGTGAAGGTAAGGCGGAAGCAGATACGTTTGCTCCGGCACTCGGTAAGGTTTTGCCAGTTGCCGCGGCATACGGCGCATCATTTGAAGACGTATCTGCTGCAATCGCCGCTCTTTCGCGAGGTGGTTTGTCCGCTGGAACTGCTGCTATTTATGTTCGTCAAACATTGTCTCAGTTGCTAAAGCCATCAAAGCAAGCGCAAGAAGTTCTTGCTGGTGTTGGAACTAACGCAGACGAAATTCGCAAGAATATCCAAGAAAAAGGTTTATTTCCGGCCCTGATTGAATTGCGAGACCAACTTGGCGGCATTGAAAACGCTGCGGACTTTACAAAAGTATTCGGAAACGTACGAGCCCTTACGGCAGTGCTTTCTTTGGTTGGTCCTGCCGCAGAAGAAAATGCACAAATCTTCGAGCGCATGCAATCTGCCACTGGAGACTTGGATTATGCATTTTCTGCTTACGCGAATACAACAGATGCGCAATTTAATAAGGCGATGGCGGAACAACAGACAATGTTAATTAAACTTGGCGAAGGCTTAAAGCCAGTCATAACATCGTTGTTAAAACTTGGAACCGCGATAACCAAAACTTTTGGCGCATTTTTGGGAACTGGATTTGGTAGGGGATTTGCTCGTGTTGCCGCTGGTGCGGTAATCGCTGTTGCTGCACTTGCAACAGTTATGAAAACAATGTCGGCACTCATTCGCTTGGGCTCAAACTTAAATATTACATTGTTCGGAACTCAATTTAGATACAACGCAACAACTGGCGCGATTACAAAATACACAACAGCAACAATGACTGCTAGTACGGCTACAGGAACAGTAACAAAGTCAATCGGTGCATGGACTGCGGCAAACGGATTTTTGGCAGGCTCAATCAGAATGGTTGCCCTCTCCATGAATTTCTTGACTAAATCAATGGCTTATATCATCCCAGTTCTAACAATTGGCTTGTTGTTGTTTGAGGGTTTCAAGTTTATTGCTGGAATGTTCAATAGTGGTAAGGAAGGCGCTGACTCTCTTGCGGGAAGTGTTGGAAAACTAAACACGTTGCTAGACGAAGCCGTTAAATACGGAAGGTCAAATCTTGTATTTGACGTAACAATTAATACGGATAACGCCGATGCAATGGCGGCTGTTAAGCGAATGAGGGAAGAAATTGAAGAACAGTCGCCAGACCTCATTCCTGATTTTAAGAGCATGGTCACAAAGCAGGGCGCACAAGCAGGAGCGCTATATATCCAGTCAATGCTTGATACCGCATTTGCCGGAAATACAAAAGAATTTAAAGACACTTTTGTTGCCCTGATGCTTTCGGTGCGACCAGATGTTGCAAAAGCCTTTAGAGAACTTGGCGCAAGTGTTGACTACAACGAAGCATTTGGTGACCCACTTACCAATGCGGAGACATTTCAGGCTCTTGCATCTGCTGTGGCAAGTGGGGCAGATGTAATTTCCAGCGAATCAATTAAGGCTGGCGATGGACTCGAAACATTTATTAAAAAAGTTACCGACACAGAAATGGAAGAACATGCGTACCGAAGCAAAGAAGCGCTTGGTGCGTACGGTCAAGCATTTACTGACACAATTCAAAATACTGGACAACTCAACCCGCTTGTTGCAAATATTAGAAAGTGGCAAGCATATTTTGAATCTGCTGGAACATCCTCAAATACTCAAGCAGAAGTTATTTCTCAAATCGTTGGTCCAGCACTTAAGGGTCTGACTGGAGATTTTGAACTTGTTGGCGAATCGGCCGGAAACTTTAGGGATGTTTTTCTAAAGACTGCAAATGAAACTGCTGCCATTAAGTTTATTGAAAATACATTTGGTGTTGAGGGACAGCGCGCACTTGAAATATTAGAGGTTCTTCGAGACCGAATGAGGGCTATCCCATCTGGCGCAAAAGGTGCTGCCGCATCGGCAAAAGTTTTAGTTGATGCCCTTGGGGAAATGAGCGTTAAATCAGAGGAGGTTGTGCGCAGCGTTTACAGCCTTGATACTGCGGTAACTGCTCTTGGCGACCGTTTCTCTGAAGGCTTGCATCCTGAAATACAGGGTCTGGTTGATGATTTTGATGCAGCGCAAGCAGCACTTAAGAATTTCCAACGAGGCCAAGAAGCCCTTATGGGTGTCACGAGAGGAATGACAGAAGCACAAATTGACTTCCGTGATTCTATGCGTAACTTCAGGGAGGATGCATCGAAAGCCGGTGGCGACCTGTTCTCCGGAAGTGTTAACGCCGACAAGGCCCAAGAAGGCCTTCTTGATGCAATGGACAGTGTTCTTGAGGTCGTAAATCAATTTGCACTTGCTGGAGACGAGGCTGGAGCAACACGTGCGCTAGGCGAAGGAATTGCTCGAATCGTTGGGGACGGAATGGCAGCCGGATTGAGCGAAGTGGACATTACTAAGTTCTTGGAAATGCATCAATTTGGTACGAGCAGTGATGGAATCATGCCGGACATAATTAAAACTCTTTTTGGCGCAAAAGATGCACAAGGCAAGGAAATGCAACAAGTCGGCAATGACCTCATGGCTGGATTTGCCATGGGTATTGAAAATGGTCGACCATATGTTTCGCAAGCGATTGACGCTGTTGGCGATGATGTAATTGCTCGTCTGAAGCGCCGCCTCGGCATCAAGAGCCCGTCAACGGTAATGGCAAAAGAAGTTGGTACACCGTCCGCAGAAGGTGTCGCTGTTGGATTCCAGGCAGAAATGGCTGGTCGTTCTGGTCGTGTAATTGAGAAGTCAATGCAAAATGCCATTATGAACGCATACAAGAAGGGTGGCTATAGGGGTGCTGGCGCTTTCTTCAAAAAGTTCCTTGAGCAAAAAGACAATGTCGAAACACCCGCCACAGATTACGTAAAAGCAGTAATGGGTCGAATGAAGGACATTATTGGCTCACTTTCTGGTTATATCAAGTCGCAGTTAAACTTCCGCAAGGCTCAAGCCGACTTGGCAAAACTCATCAACATGCAGCGAGCGCTTGATGACCGCAGAAAACGAGCCGCTCGTGAACAGCAGTATGCGGAAACGCGCTTTGGCGTTGGTGGAGGCGCACAAGTAACAGGGTACGAACAAGCACAACTTGATGAATTGCAATTGGAATTTGAACGTGTCTCACGCGACTATGCAATGGGGCGCGCATCATATGTCCAACTTGTAGATGCAGAAATCGCCCTATTTGAAGCGCGTGCAGCAGCATCCGAGGTAAACGACACAGTTATTGATTCGCAAAACAAGTTCATCGATGCATCTGTTGATGTTGAAAACAAACAACTTAATCTTGCTGATGCAACGGTAAACGTCCTTTCCGCTTACCAAGGAGTACAAGAAGCAGCAGCAGAACTTTACGCAAATCATAAAGAACTTGAGACTGTTTATAACAATTTGGCAACAGCGACTGGAATTGCTAGTGGCAAGTTGCAAGTTGGCACAACCAACCTAACCACCCTTGGAACCCAAGTTGGCACATACGGTGGCTATGTGTCAACTGTTGGCGGTTATGTTTCTACTCTTGGTAACAATATTGAAGTAACTGGTCAAGCATTCAACACAACTCTTGACGGTCCAGACGGAGTATTTGCAAAGATTGTAAAGGCTGGTGGAAATCTCAATACACTGACCGCCGGCATTGGGGCTGAATTTAAAAATCTTGCTGCCGGGCTCCTCAATAAAGACAGTCAAATGTGGAAGGACCTTAACTCATTGGGTCCAGCAATTTTTAAGGCAATCCAGTTTTCGGCGAACGAATCATTTGCCAAGTCGCCACTTGTTTTGCGAATTCCAGTTACTGCAATCGTTGATGGCGGCGGCGGTGGCGGGATAAACCCAGACTCATCACAAAGCGGACTTGGCACAAAGCCGATGACATATTCGCAATGGCTGAGTGCAAATAAGAAGTCGGTCGAGAACGCCACATTGGCAAGTTTTGGCGGCCAGTATGCAGGAGGCGGCCAAGAGTTCCGGAACCAGTTGGTTGCCTCTGGGGCGTTCGATACTCGATACAAGAGCATTTTGAATAGTGAATGGAATAAGTATCTTGCGGGCTTTAGGGCTGTTGGTGGGCCTGTTTCCGGTGAAATGCCATATGTTGTTGGGGAGCGTGGCCCGGAAATGTTTATTCCAAAGGTTTCCGGAACAATCGTCACGAATTCCGCTCTTGAGCGATACACCAGAAACACACAACGTCAAACAGCGACACCACAGACGTCGTCTGGCCAGCCTATTATTGTCACGGTCAATAACCCAGTACCTGCAGCAGCGGAAGATTCAATCACCCGCCGCATGAAGGTTCTGGCAAACAGTGGATTGTTCGGGTGATATAGGTGTCTACAGCGCTTCCAAATGTTCTTGAGTGGTACGACGTCAATGGGGTAGAACTTGCCACTCACGGCTACATGCTTTCAAGTGTTGAGCGCGGCATTCCCGCTAAAAAGGGAGAAAATGTTGGCTCGGCCATTATTCACGGAACACAATGGCGTGAAAAACGGCTTGACACACGTACAGAAACATGGACCATTTGGGTTAGTGACAATGACCCAGTAAGCGGCTCGGTCGCAGCGACTGAGGCTGGACGACGCTCACAGTTCAACGAAAACTACGACACGGTTTTTAATCTGCTTAACGAAATGCCTGAACTTCTTACGGTCACCCATGTTCGCATCAATCCAGACAACCCTTTGAATTATTCTTCGCGAGTTGCTTACGGTGAAGTTGTTGGCGCAGTAACTGTTTCGGACCATCGTGACTTGAACGTAACTGAATTTACAGTTGATGTTCAGTTTCCTGACCCAAGATGGTTTGCCCTTACAAGCACTTCAGCATCTGCAAACTTCTCCACCACTCCGGTTGCGGTTCCGATGTCCGCGAGCGCAGTAGGCACTGCGCCGATTACCTATATGACAATTACTTTTACTTCCACTAACAATCTGACCAATCCTCGCCTTGTTAACGAAACCTACGCTTCGAGTCAAACAGCAATTGGTTACAACGGCACAATACCAACTGGACAATCTGTTGTTATTGATACTGACGCTTTGACGCTAAAGAAAAATAACGTTAATGATATTGCCAATTTGTATCGTGCTGGCGCTCGTCAATCATGGTTTGAGATATTCCCATTAAGCAACACGATTTCATGTAGCCGCACATCCGGGTCCGGAACAGTGACAATTTCCTATCGGAAGGCCTATTACTAATGGCTAAAACAACCTGGGATGTTTGGGTTGTTCTAGCAAACGACCCAAACCAAACAATTGCGTATTTGCCGCGCTGGAAGTCAATTCAGTTATCCGACCAATTAAACGACGTTGGCTCAGCAACTTTGGAGCACGATTTTTCAGACCCATTCTTTGATGCTTTTCAAGCAGAGCGTGGAGATTCTTTGCTTGACGGTCCATACGCTCTGCAAGTTCGCAGAGATGGAGACCCGGTATTTACGTTTTTTATTGAGGATGTGCAAGTTGACCGCGCCGGAGTAAGTCAGCCGCTTGTTATTGGTGGGCGCGGCATTGCTTCTGCTCTTGGGTGGGGAATTGTCCTTCCAGAGGATTTCAGCAATCAGGCACGAGCAACTGCAGGCACAACACAGCGACCGAAGTTTTTTGACCGACTGTTCCCCGGTTACGCATATAACGTAAGAGTTGCAACGACTGGCAATCTCTCTGCCACCTATGAATCTGGTCCACAGACAGATGTGGCTGGTGCTGGAGCACGCCTTACAGCAACTGCCAATGGTTCTATAAACAACTCCGGAATTGATGGCGTTACAGACCTGGTCGTCGGCGACACCATCCTTGTAAAAAACCAAACAACACAAGCCCATAACGGTGTCTATTGGATTGTTTCTATTGGTGGCTCTTCAAATCCTTGGGTTATTCAGCGCACTGCAAGGGCAGACGGAAGTCCAATCTCAGACCTTGAAGTCGGCAACGCAGCCTTCGTAAATGAAGGAACAACTAATGGGTATAAATCTTTTGCTATTACATCAAATGGTGGTCTGACATCATCAAATCAAGTTGGCTCAGTAAGCATTGTCTGGACCGAAGTTTCGCTTGGTGCGTTCACTGGAATATCTGCCTTTTACATCCTCTTTACAGAAGCAGATACTGGCTATGAGTATTCGACAAAGAAGGAAGACTTTGGCGCAATCAAAACTCTTAACGGCCGTGGAGGAATCGGATACGCGGTTGACTGGCCACTTTCTCTTGATGCAACCCTCACATCATCTTTGGGTAAAACAGACTCGAAAGGGCGAGTCGTTCGAGATGGAGGAAACTTCAACATTGCAGTTGGCCGAACTCTTCTTGATGTAATAAACGAAGTTTCCGCAAATACTGGCGTGGATTGGCATGTCTCGCCAAGCGGCGTTATCAGTGTTGCAGTAAGGCCGTTTACCACTGACACAATTGTGTTTGACGAACCATTTGGCGATGACATGACCAGTGGTTCTGCAGCACTCATTTTTAGTCTTCCAATGCTGGAGACCGTAGAAACACGAACGTCAGTTTCTGAACTACGAACAGTTGTTTATGGCTCGGACGGGTTCAATCTGGATAGGCAAATCTCTGACCGCACAGGAACTTACGGTTTCCGTGAAATGTTTATTGAGAATACGTCGGAAGATGCTCCGGCCGTTGCAAATATCACTGCCTCTGCGGTTCGCCAGGTTCGCGATGGCAAGTTGCAAATAACCACATCATTTGCTGAGCGAGACGGCATGACCGCGTGGGAAGACTTTGACATTGGCGACAAAGTACTCGTGGAAATTGATACAGGAGTATTCAGCGAACGAATTATCAGTGCGATAAGTGCTTCTATCGACGAAAACGGCAACGAAACAATTGAAGTCACTTTCGGAGACATCTTTCAGGATATTGCAAGCAACCTAAAGTACGCAGCAAACTACGGGCGTCTCGGTGCTGCTGAAATACCAACATTTACGCTTCGCGGCACATCATCAAAGCCGTTGGCGCCAACAGGAACTTCTGTTGGCGCTGAAGTTGTTGGGATGAGCAACAGAGTTGTTGCCTCTTGGGAATCCCCAGACAACACAAGCGCTACTCATTACGAAGCGATTGTTTACCGAGAAGAGCAAAACAGTGTTGGAATAGCAATTAGTTATCCAATTGTCGACATCTACCGTGACGGAAATATTGCTTATGCAGAAGTCGATGACCAGCATGGCTTTAATGTTGGCGACTTAATCAATATCACTGGCACTACAGACGGATACTTTGACAGAACTCTTGTGTTTTTGACAAGTGCGTCAGCAACTTTTTTTACATTTGACGACGTAGGCCCAGACATCCCAACAGGAACAGCATCTGTCGGAGACGTAACTCGAATTGTTGAGCGTCACTCGGCCACGGTTGCCGCAGACAAAAACTCTGCAGTGTTTGAGAATCTTGCTGCTCCTGGGCGAGAATACCAATTTACAATTCTTCCATATACGACAAACGGTCAGTCCGGCGTGCCATCTCCTCCGTTTTCCTTCACCGCTTCGGCAAGCGCTCAGGTCTTGTTCAACGGAGCAATCCGCTCAAACAACTATGTTGCAGACACAAGCGGATGGACAATTGAAGCATCTGGAGATGCAGAACTCAACTCAGTAACAGTACGAAATGGCACATGGGTTCAAGGAACACTTACCGCACCAACGCTCCAAACATCTACATCTAATCCTCGAATTATCATAGATTCTTCAGGACTCCGAGCATTCAATAACGCCGGAGATTTGGTAACTCAAATTAGTTCCGTGACTGGTGACCTTTACACAGTTGACGGATATTTTGCTGGTCAAATTATTGGTTCAACAATTGATATTGGTGGTTTTGACGCCACATCTTTCCACGTTGGTGCAAATGGAGACATGTGGTCCGGTTCCGCCAGCATAAGCAATGCTCCATTTTCGGTAACAAATGCTGGTTACATGACTGCAGCAACAGGAAAAATCGGAGACCTGGAAATACAACCTGGATATCTACAACTTGGCGGCACATTCTTGGGGAATATGTTTATTGGAAACCTTGATTCTGCTGAAGGATGGGCGGACAGTCAAGGGTATGACGCGGCAGGAATGAAATTGAATGGTCCAGAAAGCATTGACTCATTTGGTTCAAAATCAATTTTGACATGGGAAAAACTTGAGTTGTGGGCATCTGATGGCAACCCGGCAACAACAGAAAAACTTGCAGTATGGAAAGAAGGAATTCAATATCAAGCAAATGATTACACGGACAGAATCGGATTCTTTTGGGACGCAGATACCCTTACGTTATTTGCCCGCATTGTTCATGATGACAACACGGAAACAATTTATTGTCTTGAAGAGTGCGCTGGTTCGCCAAGCCCAGTTGACCCAGTATCCCCGGTCGACCCAGTTGGTCCAGTTGCCCCGGTTGACCCAGTATCTCCAGTGGAACCTTCCTATGAGGGTCAACTATGCACGACGTTCCTTTACATTAACGAAATTTGTGGTTATGAAAATCAATGCCTTGCGCCATTCCAGAACGCGCCGAATGACTGTAACGGCATCTACACTCCCCCGGTAACGCCGCCGGTAACTCCGCCGGTCACGCCGCCTGTTACTCCGCCGGTCACGCCGCCTGTTACTCCGCCGGTCACGCCGCCAGTTACTCCGCCAGTTACTCCGCCGGTGACACCTCCTGTTACTCCGCCAGTAAGCCCTCCTCCTGTCTGTGACCCGCCATGCGAACCAGGATTTACGTGTGTAGCGACCAATACCTGCATAGGATAAGATTTAACAACTATGGCACGCCGTCGTTTCGTATTTATCGCTCAAGGCGATGTATTTATGCAACTTGTAATGCAGGATGATTATGATTCAAAAGCGCCTATGTGGGCCGCTGGACTTTCTAGTAATCCAACAGTTGTCGAAGTTACTGATTCACCAGAGGTTTTGCCTGGGTGGACATACGATGGGACTTCTTTTCACGCTCCAGAAGAATAAGCATTTACTAACGAAATTGTGAGGATGAAATGATTACAGAAACATCTGGGCTTTTTTACGATGGGGTCGAGTGTGGGTATAGGTGGATTCCCTCCGAGCAACGCGGCTTGGAAAAGGGCTCTTCTTTGGGTGTCGCAGTTGCGGTGATAATGGGCAATCAGGTAGTGGCAACATTCCCAACCTACCCGCCAATTTGGGAAGCCCTAAACGGTGGCAACATTGTTGACGTAACTGAATCTGGCAATCACAATGTTCAAGAAGGACACGCAGTAATAGAAATTCAAAAAGAAGGCAATACTCAATACGTATTACATATCTCAAGTGAACTTCTTGCTGCCGCGCTAACAAGTGGGGCTACACTTGCAAGGATAGAGGCTGACAACTACGCGGTTATGGCTGGATGGGGATACTCAAATGGAAACTTCACAGAACCAACCTGAAACAAACTGGGATAAGTTTAAGAAAAAACTTGCTGCTCAAGGTCAGGCGCGGCCATGGCATCTATTGAATCCTGGAATGCACGTCCCAGACGATGTAGTTGCTGCAAGGCTTGAAATTTGCAAGGGTTGCGATTCATTTATTAGCAAAACAAGCCAATGTCGCGAGTGTGGATGCATAATGCCGCTTAAGGCAAGGCTTGGCCATGCTGTTTGTCCACTCAATAAGTGGTGATTTATGCCAAGGCGTGACGGCGTAATTAAGTTTGATTTGCCAACGCCGCTGGTTGATGAGCCACAATTAATCAATAATTTTCTGCCAGAAGAATTATTTAAAAGAGTAAAAAAATCTGTAGATGATTTAAAACTTGGCCCAAGTGGCAACAAGCAATATCACACGATGATAGGTAGATGGGAATCGTCAATATCCCTAGACCCAGACATTGAGGAATACTGTCTAAAAATGGCAAGAGAAATCTTTAATGACGACACATTAGAGAAGGCATATTTCTTTGTTTCTAGATATCAAATTCAAAATGGCTGCACACCATCTCTTTGGGAACACTATGACCAGAATGGCACCCAGACAACAATAGATTTAACAATTGAAAACACTGCTAATTGGGACCTTCGTGTTGAGAGGGTTGACTACAAGCAAGAAGCGAACAGCGCAATCATTTTCGCTGGTCAACAGCACATGCACGCACGGCCACCGTATCCAACCACGGATGACTCATTGAGCACTGTTGTTTTGTTCATGCATTTCACTCAGCCAAGCCACTGGATTCAAACTGAAAAAAACGGCGTGCAAAAATATGGAAGAGATGGAGACATTCGATATTTTAATAAAAACAGATACATACCACTTCCAGATTGTCCAGTTGAACAGCCAGTTTGCCCGTGCCACGACTACTCAAATGTTTTGGGAACATACACGGAAATGTTTAGCAAGTTTACTGATGACGAGGTGGAGATAACCGAATTGCCAATATTGTCAAAAAAGGTTCTTGCTCCAGGAATTGTCGAGTACATGGTTCCACGAGAAGCATCGCTCACTCTTGACGGACTCACTAGAAATGTTTGTTTTAGATTTTGGAAGCGCGCTGAGGTTTTGAGTCCGGACAGGAAACCGACTGTCGACTATAACGCAAGGCGCTGCTATGTAAATTTCTTAAACAGTTCTGCGGAAGAGTGCCATCCTCACGACCCGGCAAACCGCTTATATTCAAGCCTTCAGGCAGGAGTGGAGCCGATAGTAAAAGACTTTGCAAAAATGTATAATATCTTGGATTTAGAGTCTCATACCTGGTCTCTTTTGAGGTATGAACGAAGCGATAAGTTTCATAACCACACAGATGATTGTGCTGAATTTCCAAGAGTGATATCAGTTATTATGTTCCTGAACGATGATTTTTCTGGTGGGGAACTGGTATTTGAAAATCACAATTTGGTTGTCGAACCAAAAGCAGGAAAAATAGTCCTTTTTTCATCATCGTTTCCTTTTGTCCACAGGGTCAATCCAGTTTTGTTTGGGAATAGGCATACTGCGGTTACTTGGTACAGTTATAAAAACAAGAAAGCCTACGGAGAATAAATCATGAGCCCTTCAAGTCAGATTGCCCCAGATGTGAATCGTGTTATCGGCGAACTCACCATGCAGATAGCAAACTTGGTTCGGGAAAATGCAATCCTCAAGGCCACAATTGCTGCATTTCAGGAGCAAAATCAGCAAAATTCGATTACCGATGGCGGAGAGTTGCAAAACTAGAACACCCCCTGTATAGTGTTCGCAACCGAATAAACCACAAACAAGTTAGGAGGGCGTATGCCCATAAACTTTGACGATTACATCTCCACTTCACTGAGGTGGGCAATGTTCAAGGCAGATTGGCCTGATGCCACTGTCGAATTCTCGGAAGGGACCGCTGGCGAAGCCGGAATCCCCTCATCGTTTTCCAAGAAAGACGAGAAGGTATGTATTGCGACCATCACTCGCTTCTCTGGTGACGAGCGCCAAATGATTGGCTACAAGACCCTTTCTGACGCTAAAGGTCGCGATACCGATTCGTGGAACGTCCTTTGCTCAAAGGCAATGGGGCGAGCACTAAAGAAGGCTGGCTACCCAGACAACATGAACGACCTCAAGGTGTGGATGCGTTTTCGCGAAGCAACTGGAAGTGCAACTCCCACACCGCCAAAGCAAGCGCCACAGACTGAGACCAAATCCGTTGTCGCTGGCGTTGCGCTGACACAGCCACAACTCCCGATTGAGTCAAAAGAACAGCCAGTAAAGCCGCTTATGGATTGGCGCTCAGACACTGAGCGCGAAGAGGCGCACCGATTGTTCAAGCAGTCTTGCTCAGACCTTTCCCCAGATGACCTTGAGACACTGCGTGACGCGCATGAAAAACTCAACAATCGCGCTTGGCCCATGCAGAAAGCCGAATTGAACACCCTCATCATCACACTTGAAGGCATCCGTGCAAACAAGAAAGATGATGACGGAAAGATTGACGTCATGGCTGTTAAGTCAATGTTTGATTTTTCCTCGCCTCGGATTCAGGAAATTGTTCGCGAGCAACTTGGTGACCCAACAACTTGGCCTGCTGAGTTGAGCGAGCAAGAGTACGACAAGATGGTTCAGGTATTCGAGGCTGCTTCGGAAACTGAATGACGTCGTACATCGACGGAACAATGCCAGAACAATTCGTCACCAAAGTTGTAGGGGTATCGTTCTCCAAGGACTATCCGGAAAACATTTATGCACTTGCCAAAGATACGGCAGTCATGAATGCTCCGTGCTCCTTGGTGCGTGAGCCCGACAACGAGCACGACGAAAACTCAATTCGCGTGGACACAGCAAATGGCACGATTGGCCATTTGCCACGACTTATTGCGTTAATCATGGCGCCAAAACTTGATGCTGGAGAAAAATGGAATGCATCCGTCCATTCCATTGTCGTATCAAGCACAAATGTCAATCAACCAGGTTTAAAAATCAACGTTTGGAGAGAGTGAAATGCAAATGCACGAAGTAATTGATTCAGTATCAGAAACACTTTCTGACTCGCTTGGCAAGACAATTGCCAGAATTGAGCGTGGAGCAGAAGAAATCAATCAGGACGAGGTGTTTGACACGCTCGTCCACATTGGCGAACTAAAGCACATTGTTCGTGATGTGGAAGGCAAACTTAATGCTCTTCTTACCGAGCACATGAGGATGAACGGCGATAAGTTCCTTGAGCGTGGCAGTTACACCGCTGAGCGAAAAATTGCTTCAACCAGAAAGAATTGGGACCATCAGGTTCTTCTTGAGGCTGTAGTAAACAAGGCTCTTGCTGAGGAATCATCAATTGTCGTTGACCCAGCCACTGGCGAAGTAATCGACCTATCAACGGTGGCAAAGCCACTTATTGACACTGTCGTTGACCACGTAACGAAGGCGGCGCGAGTCGCCGACTGGCGTGTCACTGCCTTGCGGGCAATGATTCCGGGCCTCAACCCAGACGATTTTTGTGAAGTAGAAAAGAGTGAGCGGGTTTCGATTAGGAAGAAACAATGATTCCTACACGCGACAATCCAGATATTGTGGATATAACGGTTTTTCAGTACTTGCGCAAAGCAAAAAAGACGCCCTCAATACACGGTATTGCTTCCGCACTCCGGTACAGTCGAGAGGTCATTGCGCAGTCATTAGTTCGGATAGCAACAGAATCAGCGAGGAAGAATGTCAATTAAAATCATGGACTGGGTCTTTGAGAACTCAAAGGCTCAAGGCATTGAGCGCCTAATCCTTTTGGTTATTGCAGACCATTGCAATAGCGAAGGTGAGGATGCTTTTCCGCGCATCAGCGTTATTGCTAGGCGCGCAAATGTGTCTGAGCGAACGGTGAAGCGCCGTTTGCAGGACTTGGTGGCCCTTGGCGAACTTGAAGTAGTAAAGCGTCATGGAACCTCAAGCCTCTACAAAATTGTGACTCACAAAAAGGCTTCCATCTCTACGGAAGTTGAGGTTGTTGCCCCACAGAAGAAAAAGGCAGTTTCCAAGCGCGAAAGAAACCCAATTTGGGACACGCTCTTGGTTGTCTGCAACGTAAACCCAGACAAAGTGAACTCTTCTGAGGCATCTCGCTATGGGCGAATGGTACGAGTGCTCAATGAGTGCGAGGCTACGCCTGAAGACATTCAGGCAAGAGCCGCTATTTATAGACAAAAGTTTCCAAACGCAACGATGACACCGTCTGCGCTTGTGAATCGCTGGTCAGAGTGTGACCCAGCAAATCAGCCAATGAACGGCCTCAATGGAGTCGTACCTAAAGGCTGGAACGCAATCAAGGCTGCGCGCGAGCAACGCCTGTCCGAAACAGTAACAGTGAAAGGTGAGTTGAATGTCTGAGTCATTTTATGACCCCGAAAAGAATTACCTAGGAGTTGGTAGAAATCCAATCCCTGGCGAAACATCGTTTGACGATTGGATGGCCTTTGGTATCAGCCGCGGTTGGTGCGGTCCTCCGGTCTGCTATACCCACGATGGACTGCCAATGTCGGAAGACGAAATTGAGGAGTTTGAATCCAATGACCCATGCATGCATATGATTCGCCTCTACCAAGATGACACCCACAAAAAGGCGGTTGAGGATGCTCATTCGCCAAGCCAATGGAGAAACAGTTACACAAAATGACACCTGACCAAGCAGACGCAATTATCGCGGAACTCAACATTTGTTTTCCTTCAAAGAATCTTGTAGTAGAAGAGGTTCGTCGTTGGGAACAAAATCTGGAAATATTCCATTTTGAGGATGCGCGACGCGCAGTAAAGAAGATTGAAGACCACAGCAAATTCTTCCCATCTTGGGCTGAATTTAGGGAAGCAATCGCGCCCCTTCATGAACATCGAATTTGGCTCGAAAAAGAGCGTCGTGACTCAGAGCGTAAGGCGCTTGAGAAGCCCGAAACCGAAGAGGACAGGCAAAGAATCTCTGCAATCATCGCTGAGATACGAGCAGGGCTGTCCGCTCCCAAGTAAATACCTGAACTATACTTGTCCGCATGTCGGACAATATCAAGGTAAATACTGAAGTTGTTGAAATCACCAGCGTAAAGCCATACCCAAAGAATCCACGGCGTGGAGATGTTGAGGCTATTGCTCAATCGCTGCAGGTCAACGGACAATACAAGCCGATTGTCGTCAACAAGCGCGATAACACGATTCTTGCCGGAAACCACACATGGAGAGCCGCTAGAAGCCTTGGGTGGACTCACATCTCTGCTTCGTTTGTGGACGTGGACGACTACGGTGCACAGAAGATTGTCCTTGCAGACAACAGAACATCCGACATGTCGTCATACGACGATTCAAAATTGCTTGACCTTCTTCAGTCGCTTTCAACCTTGGAGGGAACTGGATTCCAGCAAGTTGACCTCGACCAACTTGAGGCGCTGATTAGTGGTGACGGAGAATTCGAAGCGCCGAATCGGGATAGAACAGGCGCTGTCGGCAAAGAGATTCGCGTTTGCGTGGGCAGTTACAGAATTCTTGTGGATGACGATGTTTATTCCGATTGGGCAGATGACCTTATTGGAAAGGTTGGAGATGAGGACAAGGTTCTTGTGGAACTCAAGAAGCGTTTGCGTCTTTCGGATGTGAATCATTTGCCGCCGGAAAAATCAAAGCCCAAGCGTCAAAAGCGCAACATCGACAGGCAGCAAATGCACTCAGTCATGCTGTCCACTGAGAACGTGGATATCAACAGTGTTTTCCCATACCCGATGAATGCACGACAGGGCGATATCGGCCTTATTGCAGAGTCTCTGAGCAAGAACGGTCAGTTCAGGCCAATTGTGGTGAACAAGCGAGATAACTCGATTCTCGTTGGCAATCACACATGGAAAGCCGCCAAGATGCTTGGCTGGAAGCAAATCGCCACAACATTTGTTGACTGTGATGAAGAATCTGCGGCAAAGATTGTCCTGGTTGATAACAAAACTGCCGACCTTGGCTCGTACGACCACGTAGAACTTGCAGAGATTCTTCAGTCCCTCCCGGTGTTTGACGGAACTGGATACACAGGAGATGACCTAGATGAACTGATGCATGAGGTCGCCGGTTGGGGCATCAAAGAAAAGCCGGTTAAGGAAAAGAACGACAAGCCAAGAAACGTGACTGCGATTATCGGTAAGTGGGAATTCAAGATGGCGCCGAACTTTTACGAGGATTGGGAAGAGGCAATGTTCGTTGAGTTTGGATACTCATACGACGAAGTATGCGCAGGAATCGTCTCTCTTCTTGATATTCAGAACGATGCATGGGTTTCTACACGACAGCGACGCTCAAAGAAAGTCAGCCCGCGTAGAGCAAACGGAGAATAATGAAGCCAGTTCTTACGCCAGTAACAGACTTAAGGCCATCTGCATACAACCCGCGCAAAGCGGATGCAGAGAGGCTGGAACTTGTCGAATTATCGCTGCGTAAGTTTGGCTGGCTGCTGCCCATCTACGCAGACAAAGATGGCGAGATTCTCAGTGGTCACCAGCGCCACATGGTTGCTACGAACATGGGAGCCACGATGGTTCCCGTTGTGCGGGTGCCCACGTTCAAGATTGAGCGACGCATGGGAATCAACGTTTTATACAACCGCGCCACGAACGACATGTACAAAACCCGTTCGACCACAGAACTCAAAGATGACCTGATGACAAAACTTGGAGACCTTGAGAAAATCAAGATGCTCCCGGACATCCCTGTTGATTCTCCGGAATGGTATCCAGTACTGAAGACCAAGCCAGTCTCTACGCTCAGGCTCATCCAACTAAACGGCAAATGGCCAGAACAACACGCAGTTGCAATGGCAGCCCAGTTGAAGACAAACGGCCTCCCGCAAATGCCCGTTATCTGCACAACTGATTACAAGGTTCTCAATGGCCTCGCTCGATTGACCTACGCGATATCGGTAAACGAAGACACCGTACAGACGGTTCAGGTGGCGCCAGAAATTGCCGAAGAAGTTCGTGCGATGCTGAACCTTCTCACAATGGACTACAACATTCAAGAGCGCTACGAAGACCTTCTGCGCTACAACTCTTTCCGGCGCAAGAATCAGCGAGTCCAGATTCTCACCCCGACGTTCTTGGAGGACTTTCTCCGCCACTTCATCAACTCCGGCAATCGCAACGGCGCATTTGACCTAAACAATCCACGTCACGTTGAGTTGTGGAAGGACTACTACGGCAATCATGTCATCGACTTCGGTGCAGGCCTTTGCGATAAAACAGAGATTCTCAAGAACATGGGAGTGGATGCGGTTGCATTTGAGCCATTCTTCCTTGCAAAAGATAACGAAACTATTGATACCGACGCAGCGCGCGAACTAACAGCAAAATTCCTAGAACGCGTGGCTGACGGTACGGAATGGGACAGCATCTTCATTGCCTCGGTATTCAATAGCATTCCGTTTCTCCAGGACCGTAAACACGTCATCGCAATCGTTGCCGCCCTATCTTCGCCGCATACAAAACTCCATACAGCCGCAATCTGCACGGAGTCAGACCGCTGGTTCAATCACACTCGTGGTGATTTAAAGAAGGGTCACGACACATCAAGCAACGGATTTGCCCTTGATTATGAGCCACGCATCATCATCTCCGATATAGCGCTAAAGCCAAAGGTCCAGAAGTACCACACCGAAACAGAGTTTGGTGCTCTTATCTCTCACGGCTATAAACAGGTTCTTACGTTCTTGACCGCAAAGAACGGACTGGTGCAGGCAGTCGGGTTTAACGCTAGGCAAATTGGGGAAGACGAATTGCGCGCCGCTATTGAGTTTGAGTTCAATGTCCCGCATCCAGAAGGACGCCGACTCGGAATGGCAGAAGAGGCAAAGGCAGCATTTTCCAAGCGCTTGGGAATGAAGTTATGAGCGAGCGCGATAACTACAAGCCAACTGGCAAGTGGGCCTTTGATGAAGGCGTAACAAAAGTATTTGACGACATGATTTCTAGGTCAATCCCTGGGTATCAGACCATGCGCGATTCTGTTGTGCGAGTTGCTGCGCCGATTCTCTGCTCAGCGAACGTGTCAAATTTTTTGGATATTGGTTGCAGCCGTGGTGAAACTATCTACCAAATCCTTGACGCTCTTCCTGCCGACGTTCCGGCTACCGCTGTTGGTGTCGACTCCAGTCAGCCCATGATTGACGCTGCTACTAAACTTTTTGGGAACTTTAACAACGTTCGTTTTGTTTGTGCGGATGTCAGCGATATCGAGATACGGCCCCTCGAATACTCGCTTATCACGTCGGTACTCACCGCGCAATTCATTCACCTTGATATTCGCCAAAACTTCTATCAGCAAGTGCATAATGGTTTGTCCTTAAATGGTGCGTTTATTCTCGTGGAGAAGATACTTGGCGAGACACCGCTTTGTCAGGATTTGTTGGTTGACATTTATCACACATTCAAAGCCGATAAAGGTTATACACAAGAACAGATAGAGGAAAAGAGAAAGGCACTTCAGGGTGTGCTCGTCCCGTTGCGTGGTTCAGAAAACGAGCAGATGCTCAAAGACGCTGGGTTCACCAATGTGCAGCGTTTCTGGCAGTGCCTGAACTTTGCTGGTTGGGTGGCATTCAAATGAAGAAGCCAAAGACCTACACGCTTGAGGTTTGGGGTGAAATGTGGACCCTCAACAAAGAACGCACGCTTCATCACTTCACCCGCGCCAAGAAGGTCAAGGAATGGCGTGAGGCCGCCTGCGTGTCTGCCATTGCCCGCAAGATTCCCAAGATGACGGCAATCGAGGTCCGCTTCACCCCCCACCGTGTGAACAAACGGGGCCTAGCAGACACTGGTGGGCACTTCCCAGTAGCAAAAGCCATGATTGACGGGCTCGTAGATGCCGGCATCCTTACTGGCGATGGACCGGATACTGTGCGTAGACTGATATTCGAGGCGCCGGTCATCTCTGGCGAGAGTAAGGCGACTATAGAAATTATCGAGTTGGAGTAGGACATGATTGAGAACAAACTAAAAGAGGTCACAAAGATTTCTGACCCAGTCGAGCGCGCTCGCGTTCTTCATTTTGAACTTCTCCCTGCAGTTGCAGAAATCCGTCGCAACATCATCGAGCAGCGCGCTCTTGCAATCAAAGAGTCATGCGAATTTGGCGGAGCAGACGCAGAAGGACTTTCTTACTCTGAAATGGCTGGCGAACTCACCGTATCAAAGCCACTCATCCAGCAGATGGTTGCGCTTGCCCGCAAAATCGTTGCTGGTGGTCGCGCACCTCTGGAGTAAATATGTTTTGGATGGTTGCTGCCATCCTTGGATGGTTCGGCGCAATTTTATTGATGTCAATGCTTGCGGTAGTTTCTCTATCTTTCGGCGCTCTCTTGGCTGAGCACGAGGAATTGAAAAACAAGACAAAGGATTTTGAGAAGCCAAAGTCAAGCACTAGCGTATGGGCGTTACGAAAGGAAGTCCCATTCAGTGACTGAACCAAACCCATATCGGCGTCAAAACCGATTCTACAAGGCAGTAAGAATTGTTGACCGAATTGAACAACTCGGACTTCACTTATTCAATGTAAAAAATATGTCAATCAAGTACCGTGCGAAAATTGCCAACGAAGCAGGATTCCCCGCACCATCAGAAGAAACTTGGGACAACGTCATCGATTTGTATTCAAAGAGGGTGGTATCCCCTTTAGTTCTGAAGGCGGCAGCGCGAAATACTGGCAGCGCATGTACGCCTCGGCGGTTGTACTAACTCACACTCTCCAGCGCCACTCACTTGACCCCAGTGAGTGCCAGATGCTGAGAAGCCAGGAAATACATCATCTCTGCACATCAAACGGAATCTTTACCGACGAAGAAGATGTCGTGTTCAAAATTGCCGTATTGATGTTGGAAGAACGACATACATGGTCGTATGGTAATGGCCAACAATCCAACGATAAGGAAGAAGAATAATGACCACACAAAATCGAATGCGCGAAAACGGAGCATTTAGCCCGGACCCAAAGTTTCGAATGCAGGTACCGCAAGACCTGTTTCTTCAGAACAACAAATATCTGGTTGAAGGAAATCAGAAAGCGCCGCGCGGCGGCGCCTGCGAAGGTCAAGACACCTCAATGTTCTTCCCCTCTCAGGTGAACGGGCACTACACAAAAGACCAAGTGTCAAAGCGAAGAGAAGCCATTGAGATGTGCCGCTCTTGCCCTATCCGCCAAGAGTGCTTTTTGTACTCCCTGGAGTTTGAGCCACAAGGGATTTGGGGTGGATTCCCAGAACAGGTCAGGGCGATAGTCGGACGCTTTTGGGGAATCGAAAACAAAAGGACGTGGAACATCAGGGCATCCTTCTTGAGGTATAGGAACATTGTCGACTATATTGTCCATCCAGAAGATATTGCATTTATCAAGAAAGTAGCCCATGACAAAAATCTTGCACAACCACCTTTTGATGAACGGTCAGGCTTATCAGCCACCGCGCGACGTCGAATCAGTCAAGGCTTGGTTGACTGAATTAGTTAGCAATATCGGCATGAAGATTGTTACAGGTCCTCATGCTCACTACGTAGAAGCAGAAGGCAACCGCGGCATCACTGCAGCAGTGTGCATTGAAACTTCTCACATCGCATTTCACGTGTGGGATGAAGAAGTTCCGGCGCGCGTGCAATTTGACCTCTACACATGCTCAACACTCCCAACCGACGCAGTACTTGAAGCGTGCGAGAAGTACTTTGACTTGGTCGATTATCACTATGTCGTACTGAACCGCGAAGATGGCTTCGTGATTGAGAAAACAGGCCAGCGCGTGTAGTCATGGGTAAGAAGAATAAGAAGGTCGCCCGCGGCGCACAACAGCGCGAACGCTTCAACTACCTGACCGGAAAGACCGAGATTGTTCCCGGAACAAAAGCCGGAAAACGCCGGACGCGACTTTCTTACGGAGACCCACTACGCACTCATGACCTTCACGGCCCCGTCGGGAAAAAGAAGAAGTTGACCAAGAGTCAGCGTAGAAGCCAAGAAGACTAAGAAACCCCGAACATCATTTTGCTACCCCGGTAGTATTACGGTATGAACGACGAGACAGTCACACACCCGCCAATCTCCAAGAGAATGCGGATACTCAATGAGTACAACAGTGCAATCAAGCAAATGGGCTTTGACTACGCAGGCAAGGCATATAAAACCTCAATGCGCGATTTGTATGAGTCCTACAACCCACACCTCAAGAGACTGCGCCTCTGGGCAGAAAAGAAGCGCCGCGAAGAACGCGACGACTACTGAGTTACAAGTCCCTGGGTGGTATCGGAACGCCACCCCTTTGAATCTGCAAAAACGTATCTTCGTCGACAATCTCGTACGACCACGCATCCTGAGTGAACCCGCTGTTCACTTCATGAGGACGCCGGTCAATAAGTGATTTGAGTCTGCATCTAAAAAAGCCGTCTTTAGATTTTGCATTCACGAACCAAGTCTTCCTTGGGTCCCTGGTATGCCAAATCACGTAAACACAATCAGTCAGTTGTCCTTTGATTGAGATTTTGCCTAACGTGCCATGCTGTTTTTTGTTTGCCATAAGTTTTCCTCTCTCACCTCAAACGCTATCGGTACGCCTCTCCATGTGCCCACGTCGTTAGGGCATATCGAACCCCCGACTCCACTGGCAAGACCTCGTGAAGGGTCCATGACGGCCACACGGTCGCCATCCCCTGAACAACGGAGATGGAGTCATCCTGCGGCCCCGCATACAACACAACCCGCCCGCCCTTGTAGTGGTAGTGGGAAGACAACTGCACGGTCATGGACAACTTGCGCTCCCGTGCTGCACCGTATGACCAATCGGTATGGCAGCCGTACCCGTCTCCGGCCTGATACTCCAGTACTCGGATGGAAGGAACCCCGGTATAGGACAGGCCCCAGACATTTCCACGCTCAAACCCCGCCAGAACCCTCTCAGAGAGCGTAGAATCGTTTTTAAAGCGAATATCGCCCGGTTCTACCAAATACTCTTTACAACGCCTTAAATCGGTTCCTACGGCTTCTCCGGTCTTATATCGGTGGACAAGGCCAGGTTGGGCATAGCCATGCCGGATAGCCCAGTCCACGATGTGCTGGCACTCCTCGGGCGTGAACATCATGAACTCCATGTGGGTGCCTTTGTTGACGCCCGTTCTGTTACCGATGGCTGTTGAACTCATCCTCAAACCCCACAATTCGATTCATACATAGACTCTATACTCGCGGTACTATCACAACGATACACAAGGCATGACCCTACACTGAGGCACATGACTGGACGGAAAACCTCTTACCCGACCTGGCTGAAGAACTATGTCAAGAGGCTCCAGAACGAAATGAAACTGGCTCACTGGAACATTGAGTTTGAAAACAACTATTGCATCGATACAGCATTCGCAGAAATCTTGGTCTCCCCCGCACAACACTCCGCACAACTCTCGCTATGCCGGGACTGGCGTAAGTGGTCACCAAGCGTGATGCGAAGCACGATTGCTCACGAACTTATGCACTGCCACCTCAACGCAATAAACGAAATCGCAGAAGAACACTTGGAAGAGTTATCACCCCGTACGTTCTCGGAACGCAAGAAGGGAATTGATTACGTCAATGAGAGGGTAACGGATGCGCTGGCAGAGATGATTGCACCGCACTTGACTCTGCCAAAAGTGCCGGTACGCCGTACGTCAAGCACACTGTCGCATACAGTAGCATACTCTCGCACACGAGCGAGCAAAAAATCTGGAAAGTCAAATGGGAAGAAAGTAAATAAGTCCGGTAAAAAGACTGTCAGGAAGAGACCGTTAAAGCCGAAAAAACGGCGATAAGTACAATTAGTTAGGCGAAAGGTTAAAAAATCGACACGTGTGTGCGCGATAATTTTTTGAAGAAACGGCGCGAATTAAACCCAAATCGGCTGGAACACCATTTTTTCGTAACCTAGTCCTGCAATAATTTTCTCCGTCGTAGTGTTTCGGAAGAAACTTCTGCTTCCCGTAGATATTTTTGTTTTTCCCACGCCATCAGTGCAGCAATCCCCTTGTCGGTAATCACCACATTGTTCCCCACTCTGATACACCAACCATTTTCGACGTGTCGTCTGATGATATTGAGGATTTCAGAGCGTGATGGGAGTGTTTTGACCTTTGCGTGTGATGCTTCCTGTGGTCCAATGAACTCCAGGTAGATATCAGCGTTGAATTGCTTACCGATTCGCGCGTAAAAGCGCATGATGTTCAGCGTGTTCCATTTGTGATTTGTTGCCATAGTTGTTCTTCATCAATCTAGCGAGCATTGCGTCCTTTTCCTCCTGAGTGAATGGTCTTTTGTATGGCGTGTGTCTCTTGGAGTACTTACAGTTATGTTTCTTCATCGCGGCCTTCAGTTGTTTTTGCTTTTCCCGGCCCATCATGACAAGTACTAAATGCAGGTACGTCCGGCAAAACTCTCTTCCGTGTTCCTGAACGTCCGGCGGTGTGAGCAGATGGGCGATTTGATGGATGACGGTGAAGTCGTTCCTCCATTTGCGCGGGAATGACACCCACATTTTTTCTGGGAGTATCCGGGCCCATGCAACACGAGAGCCGTCACCCTTGGATATTTTCAACGGAATGATTCCAGACTTGATATCGCGGGCGATTTGGTATTTACGCTGGACATATCTGTTTGATAAAACCTTCCAAAGGTATTTCTCGGTTGCCGGAAAGTCTTTGAACTGCATGTGTGTCCACCCAAAGCACTCCCACTCTGCTGCGTACAGGCGGCTGCGCTGATTGTCTCGTGGGCGCGGCATGAAAACAGTCTAAGAAACGGCGCGAGCAGAATAAAGCCATCCTGGCTGGAACACCATTTTTTTGGGACAGAGGCAGAAATACGTGATTGTGCTTGTGCGCACTTTCACGAGCGTCACTCAAAATAAAACTACCGAGAGTCAAAAATATTTCCGGAACGAGGTTGTCGTATGCTCTATCACGCTCTATCATGGATAGGGTGACTACGCAATCAAGAATCTGGTTGTTCCGGGTTGTTGATTGTGCTAGAGCATGATATACTGTGATAGAGCATGATAACCAACCCAATGAAGGAGGTGAACCAAATGAATATCCAACTAGAAGCACGTGTAGAAGAGGCCGTTGACAAGGGCCTTGAGTCTTTCTGGACGACCATCGTCAAGCATTTCCCCGAATCATTCGGCGGCGACTTTGACCCGATGCTGGAAGGCGCAATGTATGCAGACATGTCGTCATACCTTCGCCACTGGCTTACACTCAATACCAACCTAATCCCAGAGGAGTAACCGAATGCAATTAATCAAGAACAAGTGGTTCCAGTGGTTCGTCATCTTGGTGCTGTCCTTTGGGATACTGCCAGTGACGGATGCGCAGCCAACGTTGGTTGCCGTGTCCATGCTGTGGGCTATCTTTTTCCCGAGTATGCAATTCACTGGAGGAGTATTTAAATTCCTCAAATTCCATCAATTCCCAACCCCATTTCAACTACTGAGAGGATTCAAGCGCTTATGGCCCGTCGTAAGAAAAGGCCCAGTCGTCACAAGAGTGCACCGACCACGCCCATCGTCACGTACACCGTGACCGTGGCGCATGAGCCGGATGCTGAGTGTGATGCGTGCTGCATGCCTCGCCCAATGCTCATAGAGCAAGAAGGCGGCGCATGGATTTGCGAGATGTGCGCAGGGCTCTCACGTGGCAATAGCGCGTTTTGGAATATGGCATTTTTTAACGGAATCTACGATGCAGCAGGAGACGGCTGGTGAAAATTACAGACGAAATAGTTGATAAGAAAAACGCAGAACTGTGGCGCGACGCTGCAGCCAAGCACGGCACGATATACAAAGTTCCGCGCGACGAGTCGGCCCGTATGGGCGAACTCATCCGCGGGCTGTATGTCATGCAGGTCTGGCAGCAGACGCCGTCCGCAGGCAACGTGGTTCGCTTTATGCGCGACTACTCAATCTCCACACCAGTCATTGAGTATCTGGTTTCGGAATATCTTGGAAAAGAACGGCTAAAAGAGGCCGTTCAGGAAAAGAAGCCGGAGCGACGCGCAGACAAGTGGAAAGCCCTTGAAGAGTGGTGCAAGAACAATCTTTACAAGGAAGTAACCACTGAAGAGATTGTCGGCCTTTCGGGATTTTCCTATCCGACGGTTCTAAACTATCTCAAAACATCCCCTTACTTCCGCAAAATACAGCGTGGTTCGTGGGAAGTCAGAGACCCGAAAGCGGATAGAGAACGAGAGAAGAATGGCTAAGAAGTCAACCGAGCGCATCGTACTGATGGACTTGAACGTGGCTTTGTCGTCCAACTTCAGCGAGATGCGTAACCACGCCTTTGATGACTTCGTGAGCAATCACGAGGACTATCGCAAGTGGATGACAGAACTCCTTGAACCGGAGTTCACCATCCTGATTACGGCACGCAACATCAAGTGGGCCATTCCCACGTTGAAGCGCATCTATGACCGTACCGGATGGCAGCCAGACCTCGCCCTCTTCAACGACACAGACATCGATGGACAAGATGCTCCGGCAATCAAGGAGTATCAGATGGTCAATCGAGTATTTAAAAAGTTTGGTAACGACACAGGTAAATACCACGCCATTGACTCAAACGCGAATACGCGGGCGATGTACAAGCGGATTGGGCTAAGCAGCGTGCATGACTGTGCGCGCGGCAAGGACATGTGGTTCAGACTTCCCTTTTAATAAAACAAAGAAAGATACATAACATGACAAGGAAAACGGAGTTCCGGCAGCCGCCGGGACCGCGCAACGGCAGCCCGTATCAGGTGAAGCAGTTCGTAGACAAACTCAAAGAGACTCCAGGCGCGTGGGCGGTGTACTGCACCGGAAACATCGCACGCACGGGTCACTCAAAAGCCCAGCAGTATAAGAAGCGATATCCGGGCACGGAATGGATTGTGCGGCGCGAAGAAGACGGCTACACCGTCTTTGGAAGATGGGTGGGCTAGATTGCCGGACATGAAGCCAATCACTGTCAGCGCTGCTGTCAACACTCGGAGTGAGGGACTGAAAGTAATTGCAGTTCTTCGCGAGTTAGATGAAACAGGAGAACTCATGCTGCATGAAGCAAAGCGCGGCATGGGTTGGACTGTCACCGGGCACGTCTGCATGTCGGTAGATGCCGTCCGAGAACTTCGGAATAAATTCAACGACATGGGCGTGCTTGCATCGGTGAAGGACGCAGACCGCCCGTAGGGGCCCAAGGGAACGGCCTGTCCCTAAAAATAAAACCATTTTCCATGGAACACCATATTTTTGGCTAGGGGCAAATAAGACAAAAACTGAAAAGTGTCTCAAATAAAATACCTGAAAGTATTTGTGAAATTGTGAACAAGGTTGCGAAACCGGATTGTTTGTGCTACAATAGAGTCATGACAACACAATACCTATTACAGAAAACCAACGACAAAGGCTACCGACGCTTCTGCGCAAAACTCTTGGGAGACCGAGGCGGAACTACCAATTCGCTTCGTAATGCTCTCACTTGGGACAGTGTGGCGAACGCCGAGACCTTCCGCGTCATCAACGGGCTTCACCAGTTTGAGATTGTCCTATCGGACGGCACAGACGATGAACAAACCGAGGTACAGGCGTACTGGGCGGCTAAGAATGGAAAATAAACCAGACTGGACGGACATGCTCCTTGCCCCACCAGAAAGTATTCCTGACTACATCATTGAAGACAGTGAAGACTGGTGGATTTGTAAGTGTAAGAACGAGCCACACTTTGACGGATTCAGCCCTTGTAGCGAAATTGGCGCGAGGTGCGAGCCCGACGAGCAAGGGTGGGACGGAACCCACTACCTATGTGAACGGTGTTTCCGTATCATTGACCAACACACACTTCAGATAATTGGCGTACCTTCAGAAGAAGTAATTCAGCAAAACGAGTCCTATCGTTGGCACGATGAGGGAATATTTGACCAATAAGGTTGCAAACTGTGATACAGACCCCTATACTGTAATTGTAAGTAATAACCAACTCAACAGAAAGAAGAAAACACAATGGCTGTAATGGAAGATTATTGGCACGAAGTCAAGGAACAACTGGAATACGCGAAATGTATCGCGTTTGACGGTTGCCACAAGATTTATCTTGCTCTTGACGAGACTCAGGCTCAGTGGTTCCGAGAAAACTACGAACACACTCAGACCGCGTATCCAGATGTAATGCTGGCAACGCTTGAGAAGTGGTACGAAGATTCATGCCCACTCAAGTTCATCTCAGCAGTGGAAACCAACGAGGCTGACCCCAACGAAGGCTTCACCAGTCTCATTCCTCAGTGCGCCGAAGATGAGGCGCGCCGCGAGGAAGAGGAAGAGGAGTATGCGTGATGGAGACAATTAACGTCATCCGTACCTTCACCTACGATGTGGAGTCAGTCAAAGAGTCAATTCGGGAAAACAACAACGACCCCGAGTTGGAAGTATCCGACGACGATGTGATGGAGATGGTGGCTAGGTTGGCATACGAAGATATGCGCTCAGCCCCGTCCCGCCACGAACTCATCTTCCAAGATGAGGACGGCAACGATATCTAGGTTGGAAAACGACCTAGATTGTGCTACAATGTAAGTACCAACCAAATAGAAAGGCAAACACAATGAAACAATTTATTATTCAGCAGTCAATTGACATAAACCTCCAATACATCGTTGAAGCCAACGATGCGGATGAGGCTATGGAGAAATACAGCAACGAGCCCTTTGACAGAAACAAAATCCTTTGGGTTGAAGTTCTTGATTGGGACAAGGCTTGGGATGTTGTTGAAATCAACGAAGTTGAAAAACTGACGCCGATGCCAGCAACAGACCTTGCCAAGTGGATTGAAGCAGGAGTTCTCTAATGGGACTGGATATGTACCTCAATGCCAAGAAGTTCTACTCAAGTGCGAACTGGCGTGGTGAAGAAAGCAAGAAGGCGTTTGACGAACTCAAGGAGTTTGCCAATATTCCTGACAGTTACATGAAACATACCTTTATGCCATCTGCCTATCTGGAAATCTCAGTCGGCTACTGGCGTAAGGCAAATCAAATCCACCAATGGTTTGTAGAAAACTGCCAAAACGGAGAGGACGACTGTCGCACGACTTATGTCTCCCGTGAAAAACTTCAGGAACTTCTCGGCTTGTGCAAAGAAGTCAAGAAGAACCCGAAGAAGGCGGATGAACTCTTGCCAACTTCTGCTGGCTGTTTCTTCGGCTCTCAGGACTACGACGAGTATTACTTTGAGGAACTAAAGAGAAGTATCTCCATGCTTACAGACATCCTCAAGATGCCTGATGAGTGGGAGTTTACCTACCAGAGTTCGTGGTGATTGAGATGACAAAAACAAAACAGCGAATCTGTTCCGAGTGCGATGTTGTCATGATTGACGACTGGAACTTGGCACCGGTTGGCTCCGGCGAGAACAACACTAAGCGTATTTACCAGGACAACACTTATCTGTGCGATGGTTGCTACGACCACTGGTGTACCAAGTGGAATATTCAGCCACTTGATGCCGAATAAGGTTGTCAAACGGCAAATGGTGTGATACACTCTAAGTATGACCAACACAACCGATTACCCAACCCTTATCAACGACATCATCACAGCCCTTACGCGCCACGGAGACGAGGCGAATGACGGCGAGTGCTTAGACGAAGTTTGGGGACTGCTTGAGAAGGCTGGCTACGGCGAGCAACTCAAGCAGACCCAAACCAAGCAGGCAGTCGCCTATTACGCGGCGTCTGAAGCCAACCGCGTCTGGGTTCAAGAGCAAGTAAACAACGACCTCAAGGAATTGGGGATGCTGTGATAACGACTATTGACCCATGTGTCTACTGCCAACGCTCAACGGCGTTTGGTAGCGGCAACGGCCTGTTCGTGAACCGTATTCCAGTCGATGACGGCTGGGGTTGCGCTGAGTGCTCAGGCTTTGAGTGCGACGAGTGTGGAAAACAGATTTACCTAGACACCGAAGTTCGTGTTGAGTCCGTAAAAGGAAACATCTACAACTACGGCAACTACCACACTGAGTGCTACAACAAAACAAAACACGGCGAAGCATCGTGGGGTCACGAATGATTGACATCATCGTGGTGGCCATGTTGTTTGCTTTAGTGGCGGCAGTAATAGCGATTGACATCAAAATAAACGAAAGGAACAAACAATGAGCATTGTCTACTGTGATGCTGAAAGTGGGACGTGGTTTCTTGCCCCGCCGGTACGCATCGAGACACAAAACTGGGATGACGCCGACTGGAATGCGTGGGACAATGTGATGTCCGACGCAGACCGCGGTGCCTACTCAGAGCAATATACAAACGCACAAATGAACGGAACTGTCGAAGAAATGCCTTCTCCTCGGGAATACTGTCGTGGAGAGGTTGGAGATGGCTGATTATTGTGCTACAATGTAAGTGTAAGCAATAACCAACTCAATGAAAGGGAATAAGAAATGCCAAACTGGTGCTATAACGAATTAGAAGTACACGGTGAGGTCAGCGAACTGCGAAGGCTCGTTGACGCCACCAAGACAACCCACAAAGACGAAGAGACTGGCGAGACCAAAGAAACTACCGGTCTCAACCACCTCTTCCCTTGCCCAGAAGAACTCACCAACACGACATCTGGCTGGTTCAGTGACGAGCAAGAGCAGAAGCAACTAGAAGACAAACAGCAAGAGAACATCAAGAAGTACGGTCACAGAGACTGGTACTCGTGGTGTAACGCCAATTGGGGAACCAAGTGGGGTGCTTGCCAATTTGACTGGACCTCGTTTGTCACCAAGAACGACAAAGTAAACGATGATGCCAAATACATCGGCGCATACTTTGAGAGTGCGTGGTCGCCTGCCGAAGGTCTCATCAGACAGATTTCCAAGCAGTTCCCAACGCTCGTGTTCTCACTTGTTTACACGGAAGAAGGAGACGCCTTTGTCGGCTGTTCCGTATTCCGTAACGGCGAGATGACATACGAAGAGGGCGAAGAGCCACAGATGCCAAAGAAACTTGCGAAACTCTTTGACAAAGATGACATAGACGAAGCCTTGGACCAGCAGAGCGACTGGCGAACCGAGTATTCGGATGTCTACAGAGAGAAGAGAAGCGAGGCAGTAGCCGAACTTCTTGGCGTCTAGCCTCTCTAGATGTAGGGGGTGACAGGTTGTCACCCCACTACATGTAGTATGTGACGGCCGCCACAAGTAGTGACAGATTGTCACTAGGGGGTGACAGGTTGTCACCCCCGGGGTGACAGGTTGTCACCCCCAAGGTGACAGATTGTCACCCGCAAATATGGTACAAAAGCCCGGAAACCCTTACCCAGTAAGGGTTTGAGCCTGTACCATTTCTATCTAACCGTCCCTTAACCGTCATATAACCGTCACTTAACCCCAAAGCGCGAGTGAACTCGCGCACAGAGGTTGTAGATGCGTTAGACACAATGTATAATTGAGATGTAATACCAACACACATAGAAAGAAGAAAGCAATGAGCAAGACCAAGACAGCAACTACCCCAAAGGCTAAGTACCCACTTATCGCCTTCCGTCTTTCCGAGGACATGGCTCGCAAAATCGCGACCGTTTCCAAAGAGGACAAGGTCAGCAAGTCCGCAGTCATCAAGTCCGCTATTGAGGCTTACCTCAAGAAGCGCGGCTAGGCACCTGTCCCTTGCGGCTGTACAACCAGCCCAAGGGAACGGCGCTACGAAAATAAATCCGATTTCTCTGGAACACCATATTTCCGGGCCAGAGGCAAAATCCTTGGCCGGGTCAGACAACAACAATATCCGCGAACATATTTTTTCGGGAAGGTTGCAAGCCTGACTCGGTCATGGTACAATGTAAGTGTGGCACAACACCCACAGAAAGAAAGACAAACAATGAACAACGCAATGAACAAAAAGGCACTGCTTGAAGTTGCAAGCCGAGTAAAGAGCCTGCGCGAGACCATCGGTCTCTCTCAGGGCGATTTGGCTAAGAGCGCAGGCATTGACCGCAAGACCATCAACAGAATCGAGAATGGACACTTCTCTCCGTCGCTGGATACGTTTTTCCGTATCTGCTACGCGCTTGATACGCGTCCAGAAGAACTCGTGACAGGCATCAAGGTATGAGCACAGTAATAAACAAAACTCATTACGCTGAGTCGCTTGTCGGCAAGACCATCAAGAACGTTCGTGAACTGACGGACGAAGAGAACAAAGAAACAGGTTGGCTTTATTCAAAAACACCAACATGCATTTTGGAGTTCACTGATGGGACCGACGCTCTCGTAATGTCTGACCCAGAAGGCAACGAAACAGGTTTTCTAGACATCGGGAAGCACTAATGTCTGAGCCTATGACTGGCGACAAATACGAAGCAGCAAGAAAACTCGTGGATGAGGCTCTGTCGGAAATCTCCGGCAGAGACCTTGTCTCCTCCTCGGAGATGACAGACCTGCTGCTGGATATTCGCCTACACCTTGAAGCAGAAGTTGCAAACCAACCAACAACGTGATACAATGTAAGTAATGAGGCAACCGCCTCACCAACTCAATAGAAAGAGAAAACAATGGGATACTTTGTTCAAACAACCAACAATGACATAACAATCAAGAAAGAGCACTTTGTCAAGTGTTACGAGGCAATGTGCGCTCTCAACGACCGCGACGACTTGAAGTCTGGCGGCTCGTACGGCGGCGACGGAGTTGATGCTCGCAGCCCACGACCAGAAGGCATGGACCATCATCCTGCCAAGTGGTTCGCGTGGATGCCAGCGGATTACCCAAATAAATACAAGACCTTTCAGGAAATCATTGACGCTCTTGGATTTGAAGCCGAGTACAACGACGATGGTGACCTGTTCGCTATTTACTACGACAACAAGACGGGTTCAGAAGACCACTTCTTCTCAGCAATCGCAAAATACGTTGAGAAAGACAGTGTTGTTGACTGGCGCGGCGAAGACGGTGCTGAGTGGCGCTGGCTGTTTGACGGAGTCACACTCAATGTCCTTACGTGCGTAAAGAGGGTATGGTCATGAACAACTACACCGAAACAAACGGATACACCGAAAAACGCGGAACCAAGTACGAAGACGTTGTCTATCTGTCCGATGCGACAGATAGTGGCGTCACGTACGTAGAAGACAACAGACTCATCAGTCTGTGGAACCACCATCAAACGTGGCACTTCACAGAAGTGATGCGCAAGACGAATACGAACGCGCGGCGTGTCTACATCGCCCGCAACGCGTACGACGACCAGTCATACGCGCGGCTGGAATACCTCACTCCTACGGGCTGGATTAAAGTCCACGAAATAGGAATCAGTGGAACTCCGGCTGAACACGTCTCGTACGTCCAGAAGTTGGGTCGCGTTGACGTAGAACTCTTCCGCCGTACCGCAGACATTCTGTGGGACGTGGATAGTTTCATTCAGCACGAACAGACTCGCGCGGCTATCAAACAGCCAGATGAGTTCACACCAGAAGAAGCAGAGAAACTCATCAAAGCAATCCTCAACTTTGAGGGTGGCGAGTAGCGGCTGCTTGACATAAATAAAATAACTGTCATACTTGACAACGCGGCTGGGTCTTTCCTTCCTTGTGTCCCAGTCGTCGGGTGTGGCGCCCGCCCAGGTTCTTATTCCCTTTCTGTCCTGGGCGGGCCCCCTGGCCCCAAGGGAACGGCCGCTGCCCAAATAAAACCAATATTCATGGAACACCATATTTTCGCGCAGGGGCAAAACCCATAACGCTTTGTATATAAACAACGGGGGCCCGGGCCGAAAGTTATCCACAGGCTGTGGATAAATAATTCTGTAAATAGGTTGTGCTTTGATTGTTTCGCCGATACAGTGGTATCAGTAGCGGGAACTACAAAAATAGTTTCCGATAAGGTTGCGAGAGCAACAGCAATGTGATACACTTAGTAATAGCAATACCAACCCAAACAACCAAACACAGAAAGGTAATACACAATGTCCAAAGAAACCATGGAGTGGCTCAACTCCAACATCCTCGTCGGGTTCACCGCCGAGCGTGGCAACGCGTGGCACTACCGCGCCGACCTACAAGGCACCGAGCCCAACCACTACGAAGGCGCAATTCCGACCGATGACATCTTGCGTCGGCTCTTCGCGTGGTCGGCAGTCAGCGCGCCAGTGTTCGTTCGCGTTCCAGCAACGCTTGACGATGCCACAGGCGTGGACGATAACGGAAACCCAATCAAGTTCGTAGAGGTAGAGCGTCAGGCAATCTTGCGCTCAGACACTAACGACCTGATGGAAATCTTCGGCAAAGATTACTGCTCGCACCAGTATCCAGAATGGCTCGTTCAGAACTTGGCGAACATCGTTGATGATGACATCAACTTTGGCTCGGCAGGCATCTTGAAGAACGGCGCAGTCGCGTTCGTCTCTTTGGAAATGCCAGAGTCGGTAGAAGTGTTGGAAGGATTCAGCGTCCGTCCTCACTTGCTCGCCACGACATCGCACAACGGAATGTTGGCAACCACCTACAAGAGTGTCTCCACTTTCGTAGTGTGCGACAACACTCACGCAATGGCGATGAAAGAGAACACGAGTCAATTCAAGACTCGCCACAGCAAGAACTCGGCAATGCGGATTCAGTCAGCGCGTGATGCGCTCGGCATCGTTCACAAGATGACCGACAACATCATGGCAGAGATTACGAAACTGTCCGAGCACAAAGTGAGCGACGCAGAATGGCAGAAAGTGCTTGAAGCACTCGCGCCGATTCCGACGCTCATGCCAGACGATAAGAATAAAGCGGCAGTGACTCGCGCAGAGAACAAGCGCGAAGAAATTGTCAGTCTTTACAACTACGATGTGCGCGTCGCACCGTGGAAGGGTTCAGCACTTGGAGTTCTTCAAGCGTTCAACACTTACAACCACCATGTCGTTGGAAACTCGGACAACCGAGCAGAACGCAACATGATGAACGCGCTCATGGGCAAGACCGAGCAGAGTGACCGAAAGGTTCTCCAACTCCTCGGAGTCTGACCGCGTAAAGGGTGGGGCGAAAGCCCCACCCGAACACGCGTTCGGCGAACAGGTGTTCGGGCCGCGAGCGCACCGGCGCGCGCAGGGGCAGAACCCGGCCCCAAGGGAAACGCCAGCACAACAGAATAAATCCGAACATGAAGGAACACCATTTTTTCGGGGCAGGGGCAGAGTTTGTTGCCGGGCCCGGCACCAGCAAAAGAATCTTTGCACAAGGTTGGAATCATGCCCCTGATGTGGTACAATCTAAGTGTGGGGTTCGCAATGATACCCGAGTAAGAGTGTCGTAGTCGGCACCACCCCACAAAAATAATTCAGAATAAGGTTGCGAGAGCGACTAGAATGTGATACAGTATTAGTAGTGGGAAACCACTACGAAGTTACTGACAACATACGAATAGCATTACCAGACACACGTTGTATCACCAGCGATGTACGAGAGAAGTGCCGCGGCACACACTCAGTTCCTCTCCTGCGATGTAGCCGTCCCTGCTAGTCCCTGCTATTGGCGGCAATCGGGCTTGCTACCCGATGAGTCGCAACGGAATGGGCAAGGACGCTTGCTGTCGGTGGCTTCGTAGTGGATTCTCGCTGGCCGAGTTGACAAATGTCTAACACGGTGGTACAATCTAAGTAGTGGGCAATCCCGCCCACAACAAAACAAGGAAAGGCAACACAATGAATACACTCACGAATACGACAGACCTGAGCGTGGCGGAAATCGTCGCACTGCTCGGCGTGGACTGTCTCAACACCAACCCAACCAATACCCCGTCAAAGGCTCGGGTAGCACCCGTGGCGTTCCATGACGGACACCCAATCTGGATAAAGGACATGGAGCAGTGTGGTGGAGATGTCTACGACCTGCTGGACAATGTCACCCCAGACAAGTCAGCAAACTACTACGGCGTTATTACTGCTGGCTGGGCTTCGCCCGTCGCAGACGGTGACAACACCCCCCCGTCTCAGCACCCTGAGCGTCGGCGTGTTGAGTTGCTGGTCGTGGTGAGCCGTGACGGTTCTATCGCCAGCGCACTCTCAATGGCAGGCAACGACGAACTGACTATTGACGAAGGCAAGGCGCAAGGCGCACTCGCTGACGCAGTAGGAGCAATCTTCGGCTGAGTCTGTCGGGCTGGTGGGAAACCACCAGCCCACGGCTCGCCCGAGCGCAGGGGCAGAATCTCCAACCGGAGTTGCAAACTGACAATAAGTGTGATACAATAGAAGTAACAACACAAGAAAGGAAAACACAATGAATAGCAAAATAGTGAGCCGTCCGTACCGGGGATTTGTCTGGATGGGCGACCCTCAACTTGTTAGCACTTACGCTAACTGGAAGAAAAAGGTAGACCGCTTCTACGAATGGTGCGGTGCCACGGGCAGACCGATTGGCGTCGATGACTTGGGCGACCGCTACAACACCGAAGAAGACCTATGGGAACGATTCTGCGAAATGGAGGCAAACTCCTGACGCGGAGGGTGGGCAGGCAATCCTTTCCTGCCCGCCCATCCCAGGGGCAAATCACAACAGTTGCTTATTTGCAAGCCATGCAAATAAGCCACAGGGGCCGAGGTCACTCTCCGTGGTCAGCCGGCCACTCAGAAAGTTCACTAAAAGAGTTGCTAATTTGTCTAACAGGTCGTATAATGAGAGTATGACAAACACATACACACTCCCAATACTCAACCGTGAAGGTCGTGAATGCGACCCAGCGGAAATCATCCGTCAAGTCGGCATGATGAACCTATTCGCCATCTCCGGTGGTCGTTGGGGTTCTCTCCGTGACGCTGAACAAAACACAATCGGCGTATGGCTCCCTGTCGGGCGTGCTCGCATGGTGGAAATCACGCTGGACTTCAACGACACCTACCGTGTCCGTTGCGTTCGCCGTGTCACCAGCGGCGCAAAGCGCAATCAGGCAGTCATCGAGACCGAGTTTGTCGGCATCTACTGCGACGAGGTAAGCGAAATCGCCTACCAAGCGTCATGCTGGCGTACCAACAACCAGCGAAAGAAAATCGCGTCACGGGTTGCCAAAGAGCGCAACCTGTGATACAATAATAGTAGTGGGGAAACCTCCCCACTACCAACAAAACAGGAAAGGCAATAAACACAATGAGTAAGACAATCAATGTACGGGTAGCCAAGGGCAAGTTGCTCAAAGCGCTCAACGAGGCACTTAACCGCAAGGTTGAGGAAGCGAACAACCACGCTAAGGCTGAGAAGGCTCAGAAGCAGGCAATCGCAGACATCAAGAAGTCTGTCGCCGCGCTTGTGAAGTCTGGCAAACTCACGCCGAAAGAGGTATCGTTTGCTTACCCTTACCGCTACAACCAAGAAGAAGTAAATGAAGTCACCGTGACTTTCAGTCACAAGATTTCACTTCCCACTTTGGAAAGCAATTTCAGCGAGCGCATCAATAAAGAAGCGCAAGAGGAACTTGCGAACGCAATCCGAGTGCTAGAACTGTCCGACGAAGAGTATGTCCGTACTTCTTCCTACGGCGCAGTAGCCAAGTACCTCTAAGAATGGTCAGCGAGGCTGGTGGGGCAATCCCCCACCAGCCCAGCCCCAAGGGGAACGGCGCAAAGCAGAATAAATCCAATAATCAAGGAACACCATATTTCGGGGCAGGGGCAAAAATCGATTTCACCGGCCCCGGGCTTGTGAAAGTGCGAACAAGCACAAGCCAAATGTAATACTTCTGTAATACGAATAAGGTTGTAATCTGTCTAACAGTACGGCATAATGTATGTATGACCACCACACAAGGTACCAGCCCGTATGCTGGAAGCGCAATAGAGAGATTAGAGAGAATAGACCGATACGAACAGTTCAGCGAATACTGCTGTGAGTTCTATCTATTCAGCAGTGAAGAAACCTCGCTGTATCCGTTTGCCACATACGACGAAATCTGTGATGCGGCAATGGCTCATCTGACTGACCCGTCCCCGCTATTCCCGTTTGACGGTGATAGCGCAGACCGTGAAGCAGTCCGTGACCGCATTCTGGCAGTCCGAAAAATCCTGGGCTCTGGCGAAACAGACTTTGACAAGGCTGTGGCAATGGGAAAAAACGGTATCCCGTCACAATGGCAGACCTACCAACAGACACTAGAAAAAATCCTAAAATAAGGTTGTCATTCTGCCCCACATCTGGTATTCTGTAGATGTGGGGCAGAAGCACCACCAACACAAGAAAGGTAAGAAAATGGCAAATGTTCCAGTCCCGTTTCAGGGAACTAAAGAAGAGGCTGAGGCTAACTACCTCACGCATTCGTGGTGGTCGTTTGACGGCACGCCCGTTTGCGGAGAATGTGACGCAAAGGCTTGGCACCAAGCCGCCAAGTACCCTTGCGGCACCGAGCCGGAGCGTCTCAATGTCGCAGACCTATCAGAGTGGGCATCCTTGATAAAGGGTGAAATCACGCTGGCAGAGTTGCGAGAGCGTGAAAAGTGTGATACACTGAAAGCATAGGTCGAGTGCGGCTGGTGGGGTTCCTTACCTCCTTCCCCCACCAGCCCAAGACCTCCCTCCGGCAAAGCCGGCAGGGGCAATAAAGGAATAAAAGAAGGTTGCAATACCGCAAAACATCTGTTATACTAACATCATGGAGGAAAACACAATGACCAAGAAAATCAGGCAATACCGATACGAACCCGTCGGGATGGACATCTTTGATGCCCGCCCACACCAGCCAAAGCGTGGAACCCTCGTGGTGAAGTGCTCAGGTGGCCTTGGCGCACCGCCAAACGGCACAATGGGACACTCGTTCGTGAAGGATGCAGTCACAGGCCACTTCTACGGCCTCGTGCTGAATAACTCACTGAAGCCCGCTGGTCTCGTCCCTACCGAAAGGTAGGGCGAGCACCGCCCGGAGGCAAAACCTTGCCGCCGAGGTTGTGAGACAGCAGAATAGGTGATACAATATTAGTAGTGGGGCAACCGCCCCACACAAACAAAGGAAAGGTAAACACAATGCCATTGACATGGGATATCGGAAATACAAAGGCTTACGCCAAGAACCCCGAGGGAGTCTGGGTCAAAGACGAGTACGGTCATGACAACGTACGCGGCGACATTCAGACGTTCATCTTCTGGGGTGGCGTAGTCGGATACGGGCGCATCACCGAAGCCAACGCGGCTGACTACTACGGTCGGTCTAAGGCTGTTGAGGCGATGAGCCAAAGCCCGATGATGTACGAGTGGAGAGAAGATGGCGAACGCCACAACCTCTACATCACGCCAGCGATGGTAGATGAGATGGTCGGACTCAGCACCAACCACAGCACCTACAGCATCACTGAGTGGGCAAACAACGCCGTGAAGTACGGCAATAACCAAGCCGAGATTCCCCTCAAGGTAATCAAGGCAATCGTGACAACCGAAGCCTGGAACTACGAGCAGTGGGTCAAGGCTCAGAAAGAACTAATCAACGCCTAACGGGTCAGGCTGGTGGGGACGAGAAGTGCCCCACCAGCCGCCGCCCGGAGGCCAAGGAGAAACATGAACTACATCATCAAACTCAACACAGCCGCGGGAGATATCTACCTCGGCCCGTACCTCAGCCTCTACTCAGCCCGCGAAGTCGCGCAAGGCAGGGGCCAAATCATTGAGGTCATCAAACCCGCAGACCTAGACGCGGCACAGATTCAGGAAATGACCCAGAAAGAGTTGCTAAAACTCCTAGAGTGTGATACACTGTAATTACCCAACAGGAAAGGAAACACAATGAATAAAACAACGTGGTGGGAGCATCTCCCAGAAGACATTCAAGAGGGTCAAGCACCGCTTACAGAAGAAGACTTCTGGCAAGCAGTAGCCGACGCTCATGGATTGGACTACTCAGAAATCGCCGACGGCGACGTCTCTGAGTGGCTCTAAGAGCAAAATGATGTGGGGTGGGCGACCAGGCCGGGCGCTCACCCCCTTCGCTCAGCCCCAAGGGAAACGCCACAGCACTAAATAAATCCGATTATCAGGAAACACCATATTTTGGGCTACCGGGAGCCGACCTTCGGTCGGAGGCTTGTGAAAATTCGCACTATCACTTGTTAGGTGAGCCTAACAGCCGATTATGACAATTGTGTGACAAATGGCGTAAATGCGCAATTATGGTACACCCATGCTGTACAATTAGAGTGTAAGGCAAAACAACACAAAGGAGAAACCAATGATTACCGAATTCAGTGAACTAGGCGAAGAAGAGCAAGAGCGATTCGTAGAGAGAGCCATAGAGCACCTCGCAGGAAACGGATTCATTCCGTGGATTGACGACGACTACATGAGCACTCGCTACGCCGACAGAATCCTAGACAAAGCAGAAGAACTCTGGCAGGAAGAATTCGGACGCTAAAAAATCTGGTGGGGCAGGTTGGAAATCTGCCCCACCAACGGTATAGTAGAAGTGTAAGGCAATAACAAAACAACAAAGGAGAAACAAAATGAAAATAGAAGTAACCCAACTCAACTCAACGGCAGTGAGGAAACTCACTTATACGGTGAGCGAGATTGACCTCGCCCAACATGGCGAGTCGGACAATTACGAACTCGCCTACGGTGAATTGGTAATTGAGTACACAAACGGTAGCGAGTATGTCTACTACGATGTCATGCTTGGCACTCTCACTGACCTACTCAATGCTAAGAGCATCGGGCGAGCAGTGAATGAAGACATAAAGCCCGTACACCGTTACGACAAACTCGCAACGGCAAACGCCTAGTAGCAAAGGGGTGTTACACAGTAAAAAATAACTGTGTAACACCCCCACGCTAAAATAGGGTGTGGGAGAAAATTGCCCGCGGGCGGAGGCCGCGGCGGGCAAAAGAAACATTTCACAATGTCTATTCTGAGTAGACAAAGTGTCTAACAGATGCTATACTTAGAGTGTAAGGCAAAACCAAAACAACAAGGAGAAAAAACAATGATTACCGAACAGCCGATTACCCAAGAGTATGTTGATGAGTTACGCAAAGCACTAAAACAAGCAGAAGAAAGCCGAACCTATTGGTTCGAGGCTTATCAGTTTCGGAACACCAACAACGGAAACAGACTCCGCCAAGTAGGTGAGGTTCTGAAAGAGATTATCGATAGTCCCTCAACGCTTGAAGCGTTGCGTGAACACCTAGAAGATAATCTGCCGTACTTCGGTAAAAACGCTACTGAAAACTACGGTACAGCAGATGAGTTTGATGCTTGGGACATAGCGGTAGCAGTAGCGAGTTTCGCAAAATAAAAAATGGGGGTGTAGCGCGGGAAACCGTGTTACACCCCCACTGTAAAATAAAAGTAGATTGAGGGAAGAGAACGACCCCCGGGCGAAGAGGGGCGCGCGGGCGAACATACGTTCGGGCGGAGGCCGCGGCGGGCTCTCCTCTCCCCCGTCTATTATCATTGTATCACACAATGAGCGAAAAGTCAACCTGAGCCGGCAAAAAGATTCTTCGGGAATCTGCCCGATAAGGTTGTCAAGTGTCTAACAATCTGGTATAGTGTAGTTAGTAGGGAAACCGAAGTACCTACAAGAGAGAGAGGTAATGAAGTGAGTTATTACAGACTGCCGAGAGGCGCAAAACGAACGGGCGAGTGGATTGAGGTATCCAGTGAGTTATTCCCTACGGGGTGGGCTTACGACGAGATTACCAAAGTCACCTACGAAGCCGAAGTGACATACGACGACAGCATAAAGGCAAACGCCGTTATGGTTGAGTTGTACCACAAAGGCAAGCGTATCTATCGTCAAGCGTTCTACGGAGAGACAGCCGATAGCGACGCATGGCGAGAGAGTAGCGATGCCCTGAACAAGGCTTCGCTCGCCGTAGCCCGATAAGAACGAGTGAGGGTGGCAGGGTTCTACCTCCTTGCCTTGCCACCCCAAACTCGCCCAGCGAAGGCCGCTGGGGCAGAATCTAAAAAAGGTGGCGCAAAGAGTTGCGAAACTCTCGCAAGTGTGATACACTAATAGTAGTAGGGCAACCGCCTTACACAACAAGGAAGGAAACAGAAATGATAAGCACACACCTATTCGTCCACCTCACCGCGGACGATGTCACGGCAGAAATGACCAACGGAATGTTGAGCATTGAACTCCGAGACGGAGAGAACGGAACGGTGTTCCTGAACCTGACTGGTGACATCGTAGATGTCGCTCGCAAGTTGGGAAACCCAACCGTGAAGGCAAAGACAGAAACCGCCAACGCCTAAGAGCGCAAGGGCTGAGGGGGACGAGAAGTGCCCTCTCAGCCCGAAGTTCGCGCAGGGGCAAAATCTTGCGGAACGAGTTGCGAAACCACTAAAAGTGTGATACACTGGTCTTATGGAGGTGAAGATGAAAAACCAAAAGAGCAAGCGGAGGGGCTGGAACCCCGCGGATAAGCAGGCGTTCGCAGACGGACTGCGCACCCGTGCGGTAACTATCCACCACAAGCGCAAGCCGGCACCCGACCGCCGAGAGTGGGACTGACCCACCCAGGGCGAAAAGTGCGCAGGGGCAAAGAATGAAAATAATTTGCGTTTCAGGTTGACGAAGAGAAGTAGTTGTGATACACTAGAAGTAGTGGGGCAACCGCCTCACCCAACACAAAGGAGAAGAGCAATGGATACAATGACCGCGAGTGAGAGAGCACAGCAGAGGGCGCATGAAGTCAAGTTGATTCTGCGCCGACTGATTGACCAAGTAGAGGCAGCCGAAGTAGATGCAGCCGACACGACCCACGACGAAGAGAAGAGCAGCCTCATCGAGAGCGCACTGAGCGGCGTTTCGTGGCGTTGCAGCAACCTCGCCTACGACCTCGGGTACGCAGGCGGAACCCTGCTGAACAAGCAAGAGGCGAAGTAGTCCCGAAAGGGGGAGGGTGAGAGCCCTCCCCCGAAGGGGCGGCCAGAGGCCACCACGGGCGACCTAGGGCGAAGAGGGGCGCACGGGCTGCGTCTTACCGGAGAGGGGCGCGAGTCGTCTCCTCCCCCCACTAATAATAGTATAACACAACGGCAGACAAAAAGCAACCTCAAAAAGAAAAATAAGTTTCTGTCGGATAAGGTTGACAAATGTCTAACAGTACCCTATACTGAAGGTGTAAGGCAAAACCAAAACAAGGAGAACAACACAATGAAAATACAGGAACTAGCAACAGTGCCATTGCGAAACGGCAAGACCGTCAAGGCTTCTTCATGGAGAGCCGTTGAGGTTGAAGGCGTCCGCCAAATCTGGCACTATTCAACGCTCATGGCAGAAATCGCCAACGGAACACTTACGCAAGTAAGCAACGGTTGGGGCTCAATGAGCGACAAGCAAGGAATGGGCAAAATCCGCAAGGGTTGCCGTCTGGCAGGAATCACGGAAAAATAAAAAACATGGCTCGGGTTGACAAACAGCCCGAGCCATGTTATACTAAAAACAGAAGGAGAAAACAATGACACCGAGAGAACAAAACAAAATCACCCGAGAGGACCACGAGCGAGTAGAGATTTACGATTGGTCGCTAGACCTTGACCTAAATCCCGACTTCAGAAGGTGGACTGAGGACATCCTCCGAACTCTGGGCGAGTGGGACTAAACCAAAAGGCAGAGGGGCTACCCGCCGCGAGCGGGAGCCCAACTGCCCCGAAGGAACGCTCCGCACGAAAATAAATCCAATAATCAAGGAACACCATATTTTGGGCAGGCCGGAGGCAAGAAGCGAACAGGTGTTCGCCCCGGGCACGGGCGCGGACACGGGCTTGTGAAAGTGCGCACAATCGCAAAGTTTCCTACCCCAAGGACGGCGACCACTCTCCGTGACTACCGACCACTCTCAGTGAAGTATGACAATTGTGTGACAAATGGTCTCAGAAGTTGCAAAGTGTCTAACAATAGTGTACCCTTGTATTAGTGGCGAAAACGAAGTACCCACGAAGGAAGGTTACCGAAGTGATTACATTCCACCCAACGCCAGCCAATCCAACGGCTTGGCTCCGTGACAACGCCCGCAAGGGTGCTATGCGTTACACCCGCAACGGCGTGACGCTGTTCGTGCTCGGCACAAAGGTTACCTATGGTGACCCCGATAAGGGTACGCAACAGCACCCACTGTTCGCCCCGCAAGGCTCGCTCGGCAAGCGTTACGCCGACACCAGCGCCAAGCCCCAACTGGACTAATCGGGCAGGGCTTGGCGGGCAACCCCCGCCAAGCCCAACCCCGATAGAGCGGCGGAGGCAGAAATCCGCCAGCATACGCAATCGGCGAGCGCTGTCTAACAGCCAACCAGACGCAATAGGAAGCCCCCAGAGCGGCGCTGAAAAGTTTCCGTGACTAAGGGCAAGGTTTCATTCTGGCGTCGCACTACGACACGGCGGGCGGCGCTCGGTGAAGTTGCGAAATCGCTAGAAGTGTGATACACTAAGAGTGTGGGGAACAAGCCCCACCAACACAATGAAGGAGCAAGACAATGGTACGCACTGAAGCCGAGTTCTGGGCAGAAGTTGAGCGAATAATCAGCCTGATGGATGCAGGGCTGATGACTCACATCGACCACGAGTGCAACCCGCCGTTCGGACAGTCGTTCTGCGAAATCTGCGCCGCAGACCAGATACGCCACGCCGAATAGCGCACACGGCTCAGCACCCCACGCTGGTACTACCCCGACGGGGCAGCGTGGGGTGCGTTAGCCGCGCCCGAGAGCCCCAAGAGCGGCGCGCGGGAAAAGCCGTGACTAAGGGCAAGGTTTCCTAAACGCTCGCCACCAGGGCAGTCTAAACGCTTGTATTACACACGGACGACCACGACCAGACGACCCACCAGACGCACCCGAGAGCCCCCAGAGCGTTCGTTTCCCAAAGCCTTGACTAAGGGCTTATTTCTCCCCCGGGCAGGCGCCAGGGCGGCGAGAAAAAATCTTCAGAAATCTGCTCGCAGAGGTTGTTTCTGTCTAACAAGTGTGGTATCCTGTTCTTAGTGGGGCAACCGCTCCACCTAACACAATAGGAGAACACAATGAGACACAAGGGAACAGTGGCAAGCGCCGAAGTGGTGCTGAGCCCGACAATGGAGTAC